TTTGTAAACTAATTATTGGAAGGTGGGATCTTTGCGGTCAAGTTTAGCTTCTCATACAGTTCTGCGCCCACAGCATCAGGATCGCTGAGATCGGAATCTATTTCTACAGGTGCTACCCTGACATTATCTTTACCGTGCTTCTTCTCAAAGAAATCCACTACGTCTTGCCAGGTTGCACCATCTTCATCTTCGAAATTGCCTGTTACGATGCGGTCTTCTACAACTTGTTCGATTGTCTCTGTCTCATCCGTAGCTTTTACGATTAGCGCGTAGGCTTTCACATTCTCCTCCTACTTCATTATACTCAGAACTACGGATTGATCTGCAGGATTGGATTCCAGGAGAATTGGACACCCTCCCATTCGTCGCCGTAAAGTGCTTTCGCCTGGTCTGTGTATCCACGGAGATATTCTTTTCGGTCTGATTCTTTTATATAATCTGGTGTGCCTGGATTGTCTCTATTGTTTAGCCCACCGATGCTGGCAAAGTGGGCATTCTCCATGTCATCCAGTGAACAATCCTGCAATCCTCTTTGATATGGTGTCATTGTTTAGTCCTCCAGGTTCTCTACTTTGATATCCCCGATGCTGTCTGATCCGTCACCGTCCCAGCCGAATGATTCGTTGGCATCTTTGTCATCAGGGTCTACGATGATAGAAAAGGAGTGTCCGGTGTTGCCGTTTGACTTTATATATTCAATCAGAGCTTGAAGTGCTTCGGCCCCAGAGTGTGAGCATTCCACGATGACTTTAGCCTGCGGTTGGTAGGCTACTACTCGCATGCGTTTCATTGTTTATTCCTCCTCAAGTATATCTTCCAAGAATTCATGCAGTGGAAATATTTCTACATCTTCTGGAGTAAACTTTACATCCTTCAGTTTAGTCCAGCGATAGCCTCCACCTTCTTCGTAGGTTTCTGGAGGGATGTCTATTCCATAAGCTTCAGTGTTTGTGTACGCTATGGTCCAGGCATGGTCGTCGCCTTCATGACCACCTTCGGTTATGTTTACATCTATGTTGTCTACTATGACTCCTGCTATTGCATCTGCTATCTGATCACATGGACCACCAGCACCAAACACTTCATCGATGCCTTCTTCGTCTTGTTCCCATTCGTCGTAAACTTTCTGGGCAGCGTTCGCCATTTGTGGTTTCAGTTGGATGAGTTTAGTTTGGAGGTTTGCTTCTGCCCTGGTTCTCATTCTCTTTATTTGATTACTCCTCTGCGAAATTGGTGGTCCTGTATATGGGATAAGCTCATCTATAGGAGTTCTCAAATACTTTTTAAGCTCTTCTGAAACCTGAACGCCCTTTAGTGGATCTTCAGGTTCGCCAAGTTCAACGTCAGGTAGTTCAAAGTAATCTTTAAATCCCAATGGTTCTGCTTCAGGTCTTTCTATTACATGTCCAAACTGTTGCTCTTTCTCGTACATCTCAATGGAAGTGTTTAGTACTTCAGTAAACTCTTCGGGCTGATATGCATAGAGAAAGTCTATCTCATTTTTCAGCGCCTCATAACTGGGTGCGGGATGGGTTTGCTCCACCACATAAAACATAAAGTTTATTACCTGGGGAGCAGCAACAGGATCGATATATTTACTTTTAAGAACATCCCGCACATCATCGCGCCAGAATTCGCTTTCCCGTACTGATTCCGGTGGCTCTTCCATAGGAATTAAATTCGGGTAAGGCTTGGGGGGAGCAGGGGGGTGCTTCTTAGGCGTCCGCTTTTTAGGGGGCCTTGGTTCCTTTACTTTAGGTTCCTTTTCTTTGACTTTTCTTTCTTTAGGTTTCTTTTTAGGCTGTTCTACCAGCGGTTCCCATTTAGGAACGCTGGAAGGCTCAACAGGTTTCTTGGGTTGGTCTTTTGGCGTACCTAAACCAAATTCATCATAGATTGATCTGGGTTCTTGTTTCTTCCGCTTTACTGGCTTCTTTACTTCTAGTGGTTTCCTTACTTCTGGCGGCTTCTTTACTTTTGGTGGTTCTTCTTCATCTTCTTCTGGACGTGGGTCTTCCTCTGTAAGAAATTCCCAATGAGCAGGGTCTAATAGGTTACGTACATCTGGTGGCAATTCAAACTGGGTCGGATCGTCTGGCTGTGCTGCAGAAAATGAACTTTCCAAAAGCCTATCGAATGCCTCTGGGTTAGTCTCAAACATGTTCTCTATTTTTGACAAAATTGAAGTGGTATTCTTTTGCTCAGTCGCCAGTGACTCTTTATCTATACCAATTTTGTCGGCAATGTTTACCACCATCTTTTCTATAATGCGCTCTGCTTCTACTTCGCCCGGTATCACATCAGCTACGTAATTCAGCCATTCGAACGCACGTATCTGGTGGGCTGCTAGTGCGACCCATCCTTCAGGGGTTTGCACTTCTATAGCTTCAGGTGGAATGTTTTCTTCCGTATAATAAGAAAACGTGGTCGGGTCTGGGTCAGGCAGGAATCTTGGTTTGTTGTAATCAAATGGTATCAGTTTAGGAGCGTCATGCGTACCCTTTTCATCCACCAGGATCTCTTCCAGGTAATCGGTGTTTACTCTTAGCACGGCTGGGTCGTCGTCCGGGTAGGTCATTTCCTTTACATAATATTCCCAATTGGGAATGGTGTCTTTATCTGTAAGGAAGATCTTATCCTGCGAGTATTCTTTATGCTGGCCTTTAGAGAGTGCGCCACCTTCTTCAATCGCCAATCCTTCGGCTGCTATGTCGGGGAGGTTCTTGCTATCTGTAACGTGGTACAGGTATTGTGCTCTGACAGAGAGTGCTGTAACACGCATGCGCTTCATTTCACCATTCCGCGTCTTCGGATTCCTGCTCTTCAACTTCTATAAGTTTAGGTTGCCCTTTGTTTGCGTCGTACACATAGGCCATAGCCGCATCGTTCACTCCGACATCATGAAATTCGGTTATGATAAGATCTTGCGGGAGCATTACATAGTAGCAGTTGTCGCCATAGCCGCCGTAGGTTTCACCAGAGGATGAGAGCGGTTTGGTTTCGGATACGAAGATCCACTTTATGTTTTTGGATGCCAGGAAGTCTTCTACTTTGTTCGCCCACTCTTCATAGTCATCGTCATAAGGATTGTCTGGTGTGTCCATCAATCCTAGTTCCGTTGCCTCGTCGCGCATATCGTCATACAAGCCATCCAGGATATGTATCAGGTAGTTCTGGCCACCTTCCACACCCCCGTACTGTGCTCCAATGAAGTCATCGTATTTGCTTCTTTCATTTTGCTGGCAGTGAAACCCAACAAAGTCAGGATCGTCCACATATTCCTGATTATAATCTTTGAGTGCTAAAGACTCTACGCGAAGCTTAGTCGCTATGACCCGCATTCGTTTCATTGTTTATTCGGGTGGTACTTCATCATCCCAACGATCAAGATCACCACTCAATATTTCCTGTACGCGGTCTTCGATAGCTTGATCAGAATTGAAATAGGTAAGCTCGTTTACAAGATTCTGGGGAAGAATTTTATTGAACGCTTCCCAATCTTCATCAGCTAGCGAGTTTAGTAGTTCTTGGCGCTGGTCTTCAAGGTGGGCCATTTGATCATGAAGCTTGGCGAGCTTTTCATCTAGCTCATTAGCTATGTGATCTTCCACTAAGCCTTTAGCTTGAGTGTATCGCTGGTGCCAATCGCCGTCTGTTTCCCGGATATCCTCTAATGCCATTTCTCGTAGCTCTTCGCGGGTTAGCGCCACCACTCTCATGCGTTTCATTGGTCACTTCCATCCGGTGCGTGGGAGGGGTCTGAATCTATATTGTCCCAATCCAGTTCTTTCTTTAGTTCATAAAGCCAGATGTCCAAATCCTCACTGGTCATTGACTCAACAAGATCACCAATAGCTTGTTTAGGATTTGTATATTTATAATCGATCATCTGCAGCAGCAGTTCTTGTTTACTTTTAGTTTCTGCTTCCTCTACAGGATCATATGCAGTCTTCTTGAACAGCGGCTTCGTAACCTGTTTATGCGTCATTAGGTTGCTCCCTATTCCTGAATCCAGTCAATGGATTCAGCAAGTTCTTCATCAGGAATGTCTTCTATTGATCTTTGTTTACTTTTCCCTAAAAATGCTTCTACATGTTCAAGCGCGTATTCTGTAATCTTGAAAAGCGTATCTGCCAACTCTTCTGATGCAGGATCATTTAGCTCAAATTTGCCTAGCTCTAATAATTCATTTATTAGCTCCAGGATATCAACAAATTTATCGTCTATTTGAGTTGCTATCTCTAATGCTTCAGGACGCCCATGCTTATCAGGACGATACACTTCATCTGCCAGCATTTTCGTACATTTAGAGATGCGTAGAATGGCTTTTTGGGCGTGGATGTTCATCGGTACCCTCCTGGCTGTATAGCATAGCCCAGGAGGGACTAAATTGTTTAGGTTCTGTTAGCGAAAGGATTGACGGTATCTATTGCTTCTTGAGCAGCTTTTCTATGAACCACCTTATATTCTTCTGGGTGTGCCTTATACATCTTTCTTAGCCATTTGCTGTCTTCTTCACTAATAGGTTTTCCTAGCTTAGCCTGGTAGCAAAGGTTGTGTAGCTTATACTTTTCCGCGTCTGTCATTGTTTATTCCTTAATGCTTTAGTGCACCCGGTTCTTCTGCCTCCTGGAGATTAGCAAAGTGAAAATCTCCTGTAAGGCTCCAAACCGGTAAACCGCACACCCTGCAATATGCTTCTACAGTGGTGTCAAACATTAGCATAACCATCACACCAGACGGCTCATTGCTCTTTAGGCAATTTGCACAGTGAGCAAACACATATTTACATTCACACCCTTCAGCGCATTCCATTGTTTAGTCCTTACCTTTCTTATATAGTTTCTGCGTTTCTATAATGTATTCTTTACATGTCTGGAACGCTGGCATTCTTAGCATTTCCATTGCGCCCCAAAGAAGCGGAATGACCATCCAGCCAGGAAAGGTTATGACGGCTGGACCTACCGCGTATGGGCGCTTTTGTTTACGAAGTTTCTTAGCTTGTTCATCTACTAATTCACGCGCTGATGATCTAATGCCTCTTTTTCTTTTGTGCATTCTTTATTCTTCCCCCAATAATTTTTTGACTACTTCAGGGGTGATGCCCCTATGGTAGCCAACAACATTGAGCCATACAGGTTCACATTGCGCCTTAACTGGTGTATCTGTGCCGTGGTTCCTAACAGACACCATTCCTTCAGGATGCTCATCATCCGGTTCAAAATAGCTCGTTACAATGCCTGTTTCCCCAGGAGCAGGACACATTAGGGTTCTGTTTGCCTGGACCAAACAAGAGGGTGGGAACCTTATTAGCAACTTCGTTATAGATGAAGGGCGCTTCTTTAGCCATTCGATGGATTCTTCATCGAAGTCTGGATCACCCTCTTGCCATTCCTTCGCCCATTCTTCCATTGTTTAGCTCCTATTGGGGATAGCGTGGAAGTGAAGGTGGTCCTTGATGTTGCGCTGATACTTCCTTAGCGCCCAGTTGCCTTCATCAAAGAAGGCGTCTGCAACCTTGGTTAGCTCCCTAATCATAGCCTTCTCTTCTTTAGCTGTTGGCTCCATGGTATGCCGTTTGAGCACGACCATGGGAAGGTTGCAGGTTTTACATTCAAGCACTGCGAGCATCACGTTTTCAAAATACCAATCAGTCTTCTTTTCCAGTTTGCACAGTGGGCATTCCATCTTTGTCTCCGAACAAATCTTCCTGGCTCATTTTCTTTATGACCAGGCTGATGAAGAACAGTTTATCTTTAGCAATCATAACTATCCCGGATGAAAGTGCGACGTGGTGGAACAACCCATATTCCTTCATGAGGTAATCATGCAACTGCATCAACACACATTTAGCATCAGGTGCCCAAAGCCGTAACTCCAGCACATCCATTCCACTAAAGTCAAAGCCTTCCTTTTTGTTCTTTTCTATAATCTGATCGAATTTCTTTTGCACCATGCTCTGAAGTAAATCCGCTGCTTTGGATTCAGCTTCGTTCATGTGTGGATTGGACTTATGGAATTCAGCTTGTCGGGCTTCGAGCATAGTTTTTGCTATCTGCCCAAGCATCATCATTGTTTCAAGTTCTTTTGTGGGATCGCCCATGGCTTATTCCATTGTCAGAAGTTTTTGAATCTTCAACTTCTCTTCTTCGGTCAATTCGATTTTGTATTCCTTTATCTTATCCATAAAGATCATGACGACATCACGCAGCATCTTTTCGCGCTGCATGGCTGTGGAAACATTATCTACCAAAATTTTAGCTAAGTTTTTTTCTGTCATTTGCGCCTCACCAATTTCCTCCTGCGGTTTCAGCCTCTCCAAAAGTACACGGCCCGCACATCTCCGTCATAGGAACGATAGGAGTTGCCCCACAGACAATACACTTCTTGGTCCAGTCGGGTTCAGTCTGTTCAGGCTTTGCTTTTTTTACTTCTTTTGGCTTTCTTTTTTTCATTTCTGTCCCTCGGAGGAATGTAATCCAGAAGTACATCGCCCTCGTCTTCGTTAAATGGAACTGTAATCTTCCAAGAGTTGTTATTTATTATGATTTTATGGTAGTTGTTGCCCCGCATGTTAGACCGTAAAATTTTTTCGTCAGGGGCATTGCGTGCTTCTACTTCTTCCAACGTTTCGATCTTTCCTCCCAGGAAATACGTTGGGCTTCGGTCAATTTCTTTGCTGTTCAAATCCTTAGCGCCGCGCCCTTGTGTGGAGAAATAAAATGCATAGGGTGTAGCTCCATGGCGTTCCAAAACAGTATCGGCCATCTTGACTGCCTTGACCACATCCCACTTTTTTACTTCTTTTGAAGACTGTTCATTGAAGAACGTTCCAGGGCTAAGAAAGGTTACAAAATGCTTTTTCATTACAATTTTTTTAGCCATTATTTACCTTTCAAACGGATTATAAGGTTTGCCATGCTCTTTTACATACTTGACCCATTCTTCCACTTCTTCGTTGCATCTGTATGTTTCAGCGGAATTGTGATCGAACACAACTTCGCCTTTTGAATTCTTTACGATAAGCCTATTTCCTTCCCTTCCTTTGCCTTCCCAACGTAGGCGTGTGCCTGCAATCTTTCGGTCTGTGTTGCAATAGCCTTGGACAATCTCCGCTGTGTAACCAGGAAGCGTGTCGTTTATCTCTTTAGCTAAAGTTTTTAGGCGTCTAGCCATTATCTCTTTTCATTATACTAAATTAGGCGTGCCGAGCTACCTGTTTATGTCGGATGGCGGCAACCTTCAGCGCATGGTTGTACGCTTCCCGCTGTTTCTTGCTGTTCTTTCTGGAGTTTCTGGCCCGGTGGAAGAAGAAGTCAGCTTCCTGGCAGTAAGAATTACCGCAGGTGTGTTGGCCTGGATCGATTTGCTTGCAACAGATTAGACAAAACATGGACCCTACCTCCTGCCAGTATAGTAAGGACCATGTTTAGTTTTGTAAACTAATTTCTTGACAGATTAGCCGCGCCAACCGTGCGGCGGAACACACCCCGTATCCTTGGGAAACGGGTTAGGAAGGCTGTCACTTTGGGGCTTTCTGCTTATTTTTATCCCTCGCGTTGCTAGCCCCCTGAAGTCATCATAGTAAATAACGGCAATAGCATCCGGTTCAGCCTGGTTGATTTCAAACTTGACTGTCATTACGTTGTGGTCTGCTTTCTTGCCAAAACCAGTTCCCAGGTTATTTACACTCTTTGTGCTTACCCGGCGCTTTCGCCCCCTAGAAAGCTTTTCGCCACGCTCTGGCGTGTAAAGACTACCAATGGTCAGTTCTTCCCCACCATGAGATGCAGGCTCAGTGTTTACATTATAGATGCCACCGACTGGATCGGCATTGTCTGTGCCATCTGTAAATGTAATAGAGTCCGATGTTTCAATATTGAACATTACTTTCGACTGCCAAGTAGGTATGCGTTCTTCCCAGACTGCTGCAGCTATGACTCCCTTATTCTTCGGCTGTCCTGTCTGCTCTGCGTAACTTCTGCCCTCACCAGCGAACAGGAAACGGGCCACAGACTCGTTGTCGAGCCTCCAGCCAGGTACAGACATCTCCTGGAAGGGGTTCAGTACGTACCCTTCGCTGTAATCGTTCCTGGAGGCTTCCTTGCCTGTCATAGCTGACAAGCCATCCACGGTAGGGTGTACCAATAACCTGCGTGGAGTAAGGTTTTTCAGCAGCAGTTCAAAATTCGAACCTTGCCGCCCTTCCACAAAGGTCTTGGAATCCTTGTGATATTCCTGGATTGGTTTGGAGTTAACGAGAACTTTGAGTTGAAACAGATCGCTAGTAACCTTCATCATGACTTCCTCCTTCAGGATCGACGCGAGTTTATACCCGAATCGACACCGGTTTATAGGACTGGCTTATCCAGCCCTAGATCCATTATACTACAAAACTATTATATTTCGTTTACATCATACCAATTTTTACCACCATCCTCACTGAAGTACATTGGTGCTCGTTTATTCTGCCAAAGAGGACTACCATCTCCATAACGTGCTACATCTTCCCATTCATCTGAATTACTGGTTATGGGCGTAAGCGGTTTGAATTGGGCTACTTCATTAAATACTTCTAATACCCATTGGGCGCTAAATCCGCTATGGCCCTGTGAAGCAAATGTATCTACTAATTCCATAACTGCTTTACCAATCATACCATCATAATCACTATCTTTATCGAATAGCCCAGCTAATCCCAATTCAGTTTTAGCATGGTCTTTCAGTCCCCCTAATATTAGGATAGCGCTTTTCAAATGAAAAACAATTTTATCTTTAGCTAACATTTGTGCTACAACACGCACACGTTTCATTAGGTACTCCCAGTTAATAGTCGTCCCGCCGTGAATCCCATTTATCTTCTTGCGCAGAATCGTAAGCATCTTGCGCACGGTCAACTGCGTGCTCATCTGGTAAGTCTGATTCTTCTATTTTATCATAAACGTTTTTAGCAACTGCTTCCAATGGTATCGCAGAAGTCCCAACAGTTTCTTCATCAGACCCAATATCTATAATGAATTCTATGTTTCCGTCATCTGACTGAGCACCGTATATGCCGCCGATACCAGAACGGCCAAACAAAATCTCAATAAAGGAATCGTCCCCATCATGGGTGAATTTTACGTTAACCTCAACATCTATTTCTTCTTCGTATTCCCCCCACGGTGCTTTATATCCCATGTCGGTTGAACCATCATGGAGATAAAGCGTTCCATAGATTATATTTTCTTTTTGCTTAAAGAACTGATCTAATACTTTATGCAGTTCAAAAAGCGCTGCTTCAATGGGGGACACCTGGGCTACTACACGCATACGTTTCATTATATTCTCCTGAAGTTTATTCGTCTTCCTTTTCTTCTTTATCTTCTTTTTCTTCATCAGGCAGCGGGAATTTAGACCACGCAGGTGTTTCCTCACCGTTCTTAGGTTCTTCTAGCTTAGGGTCATCCTTTTTTACTTCTTTCGGACAACCGGGCAAGAATAAAAAAGCAATAGCTATGCCGATAGCTATAATGGATTTCATAGCACAACCCTCCTAAGAAAGGAGGATAGCATAGTGAGCTAAAATTGTTTAGCTTCCGTCAGGGGATTAGTGGGTTAGCCAGGACAATTATCTACAGCTTCAGTTGCAGCATTGCGCTGCTCTTCTGCCCATTGTTCGAAGGCATCTTGACGCTCACCTTCAATTGCATCTACCAGGAATTCTTCGATAAACTTATCGCGTTCCGCGATAGTCTGTGTCTTCTTCAAATCATCTGCAGCGGCCTCTGCTGCATCCTGATTGTCTTCCCTGGATGCTTCTTCATCGAATTCGAAATCCTCGAAATCGACCGATTCAAGCTCATCGGCCCATCCTTCAAGCTCATCAGCCTTCTCACGGCATTCCTCGGCTACAGGGGACTCCTGTAAGCTCTCAGGCATGTTCTCTGCGCTCTCCGTGTACTCTTCTGCAACCTCACGCACGGTTGACGCGAATTCTTCTAGAATCGAGCTAAGATCGCTGGATTCGTCACTTTCCCATACCGCGATTTGCTCATTGATATCTTCCTGGGCATCATAAATTGTACCCATCCTACTAGAAGTCAGTTCAGATGGGCGGAAATTGCAGTCGGTGCACTTTACAAGCTTAGGTCCAAACCTGCTTTTGGCCCACTTGTACGAATCACCACGCTTGATTTCCTTTCCGCAGTTCTGACAATTATCCTGATCCTTACGGGCCTTCTTTACAGTAACTACATGCATAGAGTTCCTCCATTATTCTTTTTCGCTTTTTAGTTCGTAATGGTGGATAGGAATAACTTCAAAGCCTTCGTTGTTGATATCGTCTTCCTCGTGTGTCCACCAGTCAGTGATTACACTTTGATATGCATCTTCGAAGTTGTCAGCTTCGATAGCAACGTTCAAATGAGGGGACTGCTTGAAGACGAATACGTAAAGCATTATGAAGCTTCCTTTTCAAACTCGTGAAGGTAGCCCTTCAACTCCTTGTTGCCTTCCCGCGCCAGCTTGGCCAGGTAAGCACTCCAGCCTTCGTAGCGGGCCATCCACTTGCAGCACCCACCCCCGTGCCAGTAGAAGTCATTGGGGCCATGGAATTCCACGCTACCAAAGCCATCGAACTTATAGGCCCACGCCTTCTTTCGATCCTCTACCGGGACATGCTTGCGCACATCTGCCATTACCTGGCCCATCAAGCTTCTACAAAAATCGTGATCGCTCATAGCTTGCCCTCCGCAAAGTCAATTGCGTATTCGGCTTGTTCCAGCGCCTTGGGGTCGTTCTCTTTCATCCAGGCCCGGTGACGCTTGTCAAGCACCATCACCTTGAGAGCACGGAGCATGGCATCAAACGGTGTTTCATTTTCTCTTTCTTTGCAGGATAGGCAACCACAATTTTCCATCGTACTCTCCTTGGCTAAGGATAGTATCAGCACTAAGTTTAGTTTTGTAAAGTAGAATATTTATTGAATCTGCATTATGGCGTTGTCGGTCTGCAGGAAGAGAATCATTTTGCTTTTTCCAGTTTCATCAAACCGTTCAATGACGATGTACGGGGGATTATCGTCAATCAATCTGCAATAATGGCGGGTGTTTGACGCTAATACATTCCTGGAGTCGCAATATTCAGTGTGAAGGCACTCCCCACAATTGAATATGGTTCCAGGTTTCATGGTAGTTCATACGCTACCTGAGTACTGCAATAACTTTTGCTAGCCTGCCCTGTGCTTTTATTGCCTGTTCCTGCTTGACCGCAGATTCTTTGGAAGGATGCCTACCAAGCAATCTAGACCCATCATGCGTGTAGAGACACCACGGTTTCCCTTCTTCGGAATCACCTTTCTTGCACTTTCTAATCACAGCTACCTTTTCCATACCGCCTCCAGTAAGCATAGCAATAACTCTGGAGATGCCCCTCAAGGAAGCGGGCGTGAACCACTGCTGTTCCTTTGGAGCTATAGTAGACCCAGGAGGATGCCCTAGCAATTTAGTTAGATCGTAATCCCATTGGGGAACATCTGGGCCTTGTGATAATTCATTTAAAAGCTGTATAGGAGCTTGGTGTTTAATAATATAATTGGCCATTTCGGAATTGTTGTGCATTGTAGTCAAAGCTTCCTGGAACAATATGATCTTACCGCTAATATCTTGCTGATTCCATTCGTCAAGCGCGGCCCTCATTTGCTTAATTGCACCCAAGGCACTTCCTTCGTGTTCGTCTTGCAGATCCTTTTCTGCCTCGTCTGCTAGGGATCTTACAAAATACTCTTCCTGCTCAATCCTATCAAGAAGTTCGGACGTGTACGGAGCAAGCGCTTCAGAAACGTCTTCATAAGCTATTTCTTCTAAAGATTTTCCTGCGTATTCAAGAACTGATACTAAAGTATCATCTCCTTGGGCTATTTTTTCTTTTATAAATTCTCTTATAGTTCCCATAACCTCATCTCTATCTAATATACTAAAAATGAGATTAAGACCTTGATACTGATCCTCAATTGAAAAACGTATTTCGTTCTTCCAAAACTGTTGAACCTGTTCTACCGCCCAATCAATAGGGTAATCGTGTATAGAAATCCAATAATCATAAGCTTCAATTACTGAAGAATAAACTTCATCCAACTTTTTCGCTAATTGAGTTTCTACTCTTGATTTTTCTATATAAGCTCTATCAGGCAGTTGTTTAGGAAGCCCATATTCTCCTAATTGTTCTTCCTGATCTAACATTTGTAGTTTGTAAGTTCCCTCATAAATCTGTTTTAAATCTTCAGGAGTTATAGTTTCCCCTGGGCGTTCAAGCGCCAGAATTGCTGCAGCTAGGTGTTTCAGTGCTGCAGGCACGAACCACTCCTGCGTCGGCGCTAGTTTAGAGCCTAGTGGATAGCCCAACATCTTGGACAAATCGTAATCCCATTCTTCTACATGGGGGCCAGCCGACAACTGGTTTAGAATTTCTACAGCGTTCTCATCATCCAAAAGATATTGAGCCATTTCGCCGCTGTTGTGCATGGTGGTCAGCGCTTCTTGGAACAATATGATTCTGTCACTAAGGGATAAACTATCCCATTCATCCATAGCTGACCGCATTTCCTTTACATCAGCATATGGCCCATCATCCTCGAATTGTTCCTGTTCTGCTTCTATTTGCCATTCTATAAAAGTATCAAAGTAATTTTGTTTTTCAATTTCATCCAGGACATCTGATAAGTTCTCTTTGACTTCTTCTAATTCTGCCAGTTCTTCGATGGTCATTTCTTCAAGAGGTTTTTCCGGTTCAACCTCTTCAACTTCAGTAGGTACAAACTCAGGAGACTCCATAAATTCAAATTCTTGTTGCTGGGCTTTTTTAGCTTTGATTGAATCTAAATATTTGATCCACGCATCATAAGGATCTTCCTCTTCAACTTCTTCTTCCTCCTCTTCTTCTGAACGTAAATCTTGCACAAATTCCACGACAGTTTCTAATACATCATTGTCTCCAAATAGATCTGCGACATCCCCCAAATGCCCGTATCCGTGTTCTGCTTCATACCGGCGCTCGCCCCAATATTCGTATGCCTGCTCAGAAAAATGGCTTGGGTCTGGGGCATGATCGCTAATCCAATCATCATAGACTTCTACCATTCTTTCATGAACTTCACTTAGTTTCTTTGACAATTGTGTTTCTATTTTTGATTTTTCAATGTAAGCCCGATCAGGAAGTGATTGGGGAAGTCCGTAATCTCCGCGCTTCTCTTCCTGGTTGAGCATTTGCAGCTTGTACGTCAATTCATAAATATCTTCTAATACCTGGGTTTCTATACCACTCCCATATCGCGCAGATTTATTCATTATGTTTGACTCCCAAAATCCTTTTTCAACGCAGGAATAATAGACCACCACCCTGTACGCTCGTGCTTGTAATCTGGCGGTAGTCCAATAACTATTTCATCCACCATATGGTGCAATTCGTGGTACAAGGCAGAATTTACAATTGATCCAGACCAATATACCTTTATTGCTTTTCCACTTTGCAATCCTGCTTTATCTTTCACTTGCCAACCAATGCCAATTGCACTGATCTTCTTTCTGCTCCATTCGATTTGTGCACCCTTCAGCATATATTCCAATTGTTCGGTAGAGATTTCTACCTGAGAAGCGTAGGAAGGTAACTTTCTTATGTAAAAATCTAATGCTTGTTCCATCCGTTCTCTATCAATTATTGGTAATCCATCAGTCCAAACAGCGGTCCCATGCTTAGTGATATAGTCTGGTTCAGACGATTCCCATCTGAAAAATACAACTATAAATACAATCAGGAATCCAAGGAAGGCACTCGATGATGCGATCATCGCACCGATAGAATAATCAAAAACTAAAACGCAAATTACACCAAGCAGCCCAAGTAACGTAAATGAGCCGTGCATAATAAAATCTATCCATGGTACTTTCCGCTTCATGGAGAATATTTTATAAATAAATTGGGCTAGAAAGTAAAGTTCTGTCTAAATATTTGGGTTGAAGACATCAAAATCAGGAATGATATCTTCGTGCATTTCCCCGCCTTCTTCATACTTATCAATTGATGCAGCCTCTTCTGCCGTGGACTGCATCGTGAGCAAATCAACACTGCTTAGAGCTACCCAGCCGTTCCCATTCCATATTTCCAAATAATCCGATGGGATATCTGCAGTGGTGTAATACGCTTCGCCGTATGCCTGATCTTTAGTTCCGTGCTCGTCTAGTTCCAGTTCAAAAGCTTCCAGCGCTTCTTTTGGAATTCGTACTACGACCGGGAGCAGCCCATCTTCCAAAGGATTTTCCACATTGTGTTCGGCTAACTGCGCAAAGCGATCCATCCAGAAGCCTATGCCAGCGTTATCCGTGAGGTGAATTCGCCCTTCGTCCCCCCACCCATAGCCAGAAAATGACCCTCCTGTAGAAATAGCTAATCCTTTTGCTTCTATTGCTGGAACGTTGTTTAGATAGGTAACATGATACAGATCATTCGAAGCAAGCATATACAACGCCTGCATAAGATGAGCTAATTTCTCATTAGCCCCAGGCGTAAAGTACTCAGGAGGCTGTTCTGTTTGAATTTTTGGTCCAAGAATCTGTTCAAGCTCTCTATCCCATTCTTGCACATGCGGCCCAGAAGACATTTCATCTAGTATTTTTTCACCGCTTCCTACGCCAGTTTCTAGCAAGTGATCTGCCATTGCGCCAAACTGATGTGCAGTAGTTAGTCCTAATTGAAAGGTAATTATCTTGGCACTTATATCAGATGCCTTTGCAGATTCTATTTCGCCCTTTACTCTTTCTACCTCTTCAACTGTTTCATCCAATCCTGGGAAGTTCTTCACGTAAGAATTAAAGAATAGGTTTCTAAAGAATCCTTCATTGTCAATCAGATGACCAAAGTGTTCCAGCGCATCAGAAATATGGTACGTATCTACGAACCAATTTACTGTGCCATAGTCGGCTTCTGCTATATGTTCCTGGAATTGCTTATCAAGGTTATGTTTGTAAATGAAATCTTCGGCACCCTCTTCTGGGCCGTAATAGCTTTGTACTTCCTCCCATTCTTCTTCCATTTTTTCTTGGTCTTCCACATCGTCCATTTCTTCTATATGGTTTTCTATAAACTGTGGGCCAAGGTATTCATACAACTCTTGTTGAAAAGTGTCTTCGCCTCCCGCAGCTTCGAATATAGATTCTAGGAACTGTTCTTCGATTTCACGCTCACCCAATGCTGATGAACCGCTTTTGGCCCAGCTTTTAAGAGCTTCTAAAAGTGAAGGAAGATCTGCCCCTTCAGACATTTCCATCCAGCGCTCTACCCAACCTTCTGCGGTATGATCGTAAATGTACTTATCGTAGGTTTCTGTTAATTCGTCTAACCCATAATTGATCCAGTGGTTCAACGCACTCTCTATTTTGGATTTTTCTAGATAGGCCCTGTCAGGAAGCCAACCCTTTTCGCGCTCTTCTGATACGATCCAGCCATATTTGTAGGTCAACTCGTATATGCGCTGCAGTTCCTCCTCTTCCATCGTTGCTAATTTTTTCATTTGTGCCTACCTGCAGCTACAAATATTGAACAGATGATCGTACCAATAATAAACATTAGTGGCCAAAAATATGCGGAGGGAATGTCTTCTGGGTTGTTCATAACGGAGATTCAGTCCAGGATTCGTTATCCCATTCGCCCTCTTCGGCTGCTATTTTCTCTAACTCTGAAAGGATTAACTTCCAGATCCAATGGTCTTCTTTTTCAATATCATCCCATTCTATAAAATCAAAATTACTTACAACCCGTGCGGCAATTGTATACGCTATATCCGGGAAGTCCTGCTTAGGATGGGACCGGTACGCGGGGTCAAACATAAAGTCTTCCGGGTGTGTAGCCCCCAGAACTTCCTGAATAAAATCTCTTACGATATTAAATTGATTTGCATTCATTGGAATTCCTATTACTCCACGTTCTCAGTATTTAGCTCGTTCCTTGCGTCATCTACAAGGAACATGGTTGTATCAATAGTAGATTTTAGCGAACCTATCAATTCCCACAAATCATGGCTAGGCACGCCATAAGACATTTGTCCGATCTGCTGCAATGCCATTTCAGATTGCTTTTTTATTTCGTCTAGTATGTTAGCTACAGTGCCCATTGGTAGCTCCTTAAAAGTAAAGTGCACGACAACTTACATCGTGCACTATACCACAAACACTATGTATTCTTTAATTTTCGTCGGTAGCTTCTGGCGGCGTTTCTACTTGTTTTTCCATCGCATTTAGCTTTTTGCACGCACGCTCAAACGCAATCCTGCTAACATATAAAGAACTGTGTGCTATCATTACGTTTGTCGTAATCGATTCAGATACTTCATCATTATGCAATCTTTTCTCTAATAATTCATTTGAAAATTTAGACAATTCAGCTTCAGCCTTTGCGATACTATCCATTAATTCATTGTAATCCATGCTAGTCACCCCTTCCAACAGTGCTTAGTAAACTATAAAAATCTCCTACGAATAACCCCAATGGCGGAAATACAGAATAAGCTGTATCATCAGGTGAAGTTCCTTCTGGGATTTGTTTAGCTGCCTCGATAAAAGGCTGCAGTGCTACAAGCAGCGAATTATATTTATCCGCAATAGCAGAAACAGGACAGCATAGGCCGTCCCATTTCAATTCATCACGATCTTGGCAGATCGATTCGAATTGTTTTACTGGAGAACGCATTGGAAGATCCCCCCGGCCTATATTCTTTGAATACAATACAATGAACTTCACGAGTAATTATTTCTGAGCCTCCCACTGCCGGGTACTCTTCGTCCACATCATACGCTCTCAGTTTCATTTTAGAAAACGCCTGCTCAAATTCATCTACTAATTCTAAATCGTAAATCCTTTCAGCAAAATCCCTTGTCAATTTCAATTCTTCTTCCGTGGGGTTCAGAACCATGTCGTAATCCCACGCGTGCTTATCCAACTTAGCGCCTGGGAAGTCTTGTGCCAGTCGCTCATGTAGGTACAAAGGCCAGCCCTCATACCCTTGTTCAATTTGCTCACGAAGGCGGCTAGAACCGTGATCCTGCGCCCATTTTCGAATTATTTTCGGGCGCAGATTCTTACGCATTTCATTTCTTCTGGATTCTTCTTCTGCGGGGGAAAGCATTCTAATAGAGTTGCGTCCCATGGGACACGTCCTTTCTGTGAGCCTTGGCCCACAATTTAAGACAAGCTATTTTGCTTGTCTGGGGTGGCACGCTTATGCCATGTATCCATTATACCAAGGGGTACACTAGCCAAGAACTACTTGTCAAGAAAAATTGCATTGCCGCGAGTTTGTTCTTTTATCTCGTGGCGTTGCGGTTGCAATTTTTTGATCACATAATCTTTAGCTTTATCAGGCATAGCTATATCGCCGCATGTATAGATATCTACGCTAACAAAGTCGTACTCAGGCCAAGTGTGAACAGCCATGTGGCTTTCAGAAATCGCAATCACTCCGGTAATGCCCTGCGGGGAAAATTGATGAACATAAATATTAAGAACGGTCGCCTTAGCTTCTTTAGCTGCGTGTTGAAGCAAGTCTTCAACGAATTCCTTATTGTCTAAGCCACTACCCTTGCAGCCATAAAGGTCAATCGAAAGACTCTTTCCAAGGCGGTGCTTAGACATCAACCTACTCCCTAGATCATGGCGAACTTCCCTTTACGCAGTAGTATGGGTAACTAAAATCCCATTCAGCGCCATCAAATTTCCAAACGTAATCGATTTGATTCTTGGGTTTACCACATTCTTTGCAGTTTACATCGGGCTGCTTTACCACTTCCTGGTAACACTCAGGACAAAATGGTCCCTGCATGGTAGTTACAACGCACCCATTAGCCAATGCGGCGTCCGTCGTATCACTGCTAAAGTTATTTTGAAGTTGGAGGGTTAGCCAATGCATTTGGCCACACCCGCGCTGGCATCGAATACAAAATTGCTCTCCAGTAAAATCAGGTTTCCATGGCCAGCCCATGCTTGCCTCCAGTTCAGCGTAGTATAAAGGGTAAACAAGAAAAGTGTTAAAGAATCGTCATTCTTCTTCTTGTACTTCAATGCTAATATTATCAATCACCTTAGCTAATCGCTTTAGGCCCTTAGTGATCGCATCTGCTAAGTAAGCTTTTCCTAACAATTCTGCAGTTTCTTCTTTATCCAATTCAAGATGTTGTGCAGCTTTTTCTGCTTTATTTTCATAGGTCATGGTAGCTCCTAATGTAAAGTTTCATCTATGTTACTATCTTCTGCAAGGGCCTGCATTACCAAATCATTCACTTTATTCTTCAAACTCTTTAAATCTTCACCGATTCCTTCGTTCAATTCTTGCAAACCCTTACACAGTTGCAACATTTTCCTTCCATAGCTATGCTCAATTTCATAGGCTTTGGAAATCTCTTGAACATAAACTGCGCGTGCACGAGCATCTTTCCCAAGACGCTTCCAAAATGGTAGCGGCTTAAGCAATTCACTAAGCATATAATCCACCATTTGCGGAGTCGGATTGTTTTTAGGCACAGATTTGCCCATAAAAACCCCTTTTACTCATTATACTAGGAAAGAGAAATACTGTCCCAACAACCCGGAGCAACGACAGCATCGGGAAGTACTTTCTTCATGCTGGAAGAGCCAGCCGGGTTGAAGCTGTGAATTATAATGTTGGGAGGTTGGCTCTCTGGATGTGCAGCAAGCCACTCCGCAACCTCATAGCCTGTCCCAGGACCGGAGGCAACCATCTGTGCCCCTCCCAGGTCATGATCCAAGAAGAGGTAGTCCCAGACACGCTCAGAAAGCTTCTGAATGGCTGCTGTAGCCGTCTCTACAATGACGGTATTCGTGCCAATCAGGTTGCGCCTGAAGATTCGTTGACGTGCGTGGTCATCTTCTAAAATAAGGATATTCACGCACGTATTATAGGAACTAATTTGGTTCTGTCAAGTTATTCTTTTTTCTTTTCTTCCTTCTTCTCTTCCTTTTTTGCTTCCTTCTTTTCCTCTTTTTTCTCTTCCTTCTTTACTGCTTTTTCCTCTTTCTTTTCTTCTTTCTTTTCGACTTTTGTATCTACTTTTACATCACCAGTCGTAATCGTTGGATCAGCTTTTTTCTCGTCAGCTTTAGGTTCTTCGGCTTTCTTTTCGTCCTTTACCTTTTGCGGTTCAGGACAGCACGCAAAAATAAAAGCCATACAACCTATGATTACCATCGTAAAGCGTTTCATGATTATCTCCTTATCCTCTAAGTTAGTTCTATCTTTACCTGCGCAGGAACACCTGATCCGCGCATAAACAATAAATAGACCCGATCTGAATCGTTGGTATCAATCCATATAGCCATCTTATTGTTTGTGTCAAGCGTAGGTTCTGCATCTTGAGAGTACACTTTTATGGTCAAATCGCCACCTACAAAAAGATCTCCCTGTACTATATCTTTGCTGGCCATTCCTAGTCTTTCCTCTCCATCCGACAACCATTTGTAATGTTATTTGCAATATCACCATCCGATGCAAAATCAGTTGCCCAAACTAACACGCTTGTACCTATTCTTGCATCCCCACCTGCACCAGTAACCGCAGTAGCGCCAGTAATTATTGCTGTTGATCCATCTTCTAATACGAGTCCATAGCCCCCGTTTCCAGCACCAGTCGCTGCAGTCAATGTAATGTTCGACAAACGCGATATGTGAATCCCACCTAGCGTGTTGTTCTGGATAGTAATGGCTCCCCTTGCGCCAATAGATGCACCTACAACCCCATTACTGTATCCCCATTCCCCCGCTTCAATACCATATCTCCCATTGTCCTCAAAAACTGCGCCGGTATCTATGTCTACAGTACCCCCGCGACACAGCTTCAGATGAAGACCACTCTTCCCGTTGTTTCGTGCCTGTACTGAACCTATGTCAGTCCAAAGGGGGCTTCCCCATGATTCTATGCCATTATCTGTGTTGTCATCTGCGTACATAAAGTAGATCGCACCCATCACAGTCGTATATGCAAAATTAAACCCGCGACCCGCATTATCATAACCAAACGTTCGGTACAGTCTATAAATCCCTGCAGCGCCTTGGAAATAGAATCCCGCGTAGGTAGCATCAGTAGCAAAATTATCAAACCCATTCAGGGCGCTCCCACTACGAACATAACATCCAACTTGGGCAGCGCCGTAGGAGTGCAGCCTACTGATTGTAATACCCGAGCTATTTTGAAGTAAAAAATTAGCAACAGCATTACCAGTCATCTTTAGGTCTTCGATACCAAATATGGAAGTATAGTACACATATGGAGAAGCGTTACAATTACGAACCGACAGCGGGTAGCCAAATGGTCCATCACTATTGATGATGGTCTTCTGCTCTACAATAGAATACGCTTGCGTACCTATCGCACCGCTGTAGGGTCCAATAAAGTTTATTACAGTAGCTGTGTTGTCACGTACTACCCTGTACTCACCGTTAATCAGAACCAACATCCCGATCAACTCATTTACAGTCCAGCCGCCAACAGCATCGATTAACTGTGTAGTTGATCCACTGTCGGCTGTCCCACTGGTAGCTCCAGAAATTGTTGGAGTGTCTAAATTACCACTTAGCAAAAACGTCCCCTGGTTTCTAACCGTAAAACCAGAAATATCTGCACCAGCAAAACTCCCTGCTCCAACATCAATAATTACTGCGTGGCTTATAAACACTGGAACTTTAGTTACTGCTGCTTGGATCGTAGCAAGCGCATTTCCAACCGTAAGACCGTCATTACTATCATCCCCACCTATACGGACATAATAAGTAACATCCTCAGTTGTCTGCGTTACTATCCCACTGCCAGGAGTCTCAATCCCTACAGCACCAATATACTGATAACCTTCCAGGTAAATGCCAGTTGTATCTGGGGGCGTGTTTTCAAATGTTAGGATTCCTGTTTCGTAATCGAAATACCAGTCACTGGAATCCGTTGTAGGAATCTCAGTAGTATTATCTGATTCATAGATACGTGGGAAATAACCTGCGTTATATGTATGCGGAATCCAATTTGTAAGATTGCTCTTCCATGCTTTGCTTCCTGCAACAGAAGCATCTTTGGTAAGAAGTAATCGACCGTCCCCGGAAGGAGTGTACGCTGCTATAACGGAGGTAGAGGTTGCCGGTGGTGTAGTTGGTATTGTGTCCGCAAGGATTTGTGACTGATGCACAAAAACTTTATTGGATTCGGATTCTTCATAGTACGCTTTATCGTTGGTCGTTCGACCAAACTGAATAAGCTTCTTGAAGATCCAATCAGTTTTTGTAGTGTCGTCTAACGCCATTCTACCAACCTGATTCTATGATCTGGGTAATAACTACGGTGTTCACGCGAAGGGTCACGCGCACCATAATCATATCGCCAGAATTATTTGTGCTGAATGAGCCAGAAGTCCAGCTATACTGATCTCCAGATTTGCCAGTCCTGCAGCCATCACCATCTGCACCAGTAAATGTAGCAAAACTATAATTCGTACCCAAATCTAACCATCCTGTTTGTGATGGAAGCTTGATTTCTACATTCAAATTTCCAGTTCCAACCGCAGATATATCTGTGAATCCCGATCCTGGAACTTCTAATGTTCCGTTGGTGTGGGGGTCGGTGTCGTAAAATGCTCGATAATAAACTTGATCGCCGCTAAAGCCTGAGTAATCTGTTCCACCACCCTGAGTAGGTAGGTAACCAGAGCTAAAATCGCCTTGCGGGTATATAAGCGTTCCATTGTACACCTGCGGGTTGCCATTGGATAACGCACTCGCGCTCGTCCACTGGCCTGTAATGGCTCCTGGAACTACATCGTAGGCTCCTGAAGGCATGCGCCTGTTCTCGTCATCAAAGTACTCAGCCAACACTGTTGACGTGGTTGTGTAGGCGTCCACAAGCCTATTCTCGCTGGCGCTCTGCTGTGCTAGGTAAGAACCGTAGGGGTCGCGTGGAGTAACTGTTACGCGGGCATTCAAGCTTCGTATATTGCTATTGGGTACAGTGAGCGCCTTATTGGTTATCGTCATTGTTTGGCCAACAGAAGGAGGATTAGACACCCCGCTCACGCTAGAATCAGTTTCAGTTATGTTTCCACTACCCAACGTGCCACCTGTTGAGGAATATGTAACTGGACTCGTCTGGTGATAAACATTATTGAAAGCAGCAGAAGCAACCGAAGAGAGATTAAACGTACTTGTTCTATTATAGAAAAGAATTCCAGATAGATATTTAGTTGACGGAGCATTTTCAACTACAGTAGGAGTAGTCATACTTGGGTCTGCACCTGCGTCATTATCGTAGAACACATCGAATGGTGTAGTAATTTGATTAGCTAATCCAGTTAGTACATGCACAAACGTAATTGTGTTCCAGCCCTGGCGCAGATCAGATGGAGTGATCAGCGCAGTTGCATTTCCAATTTGCCAGTCAGGGTATTCGTTGTACCAAGCAATGGAATCAATCCTAAGAATTCCACCGGCTCCAGTATCGGGAGGATAGCTTTGACTTCCCGCCCTTTCTGAATCATTGAATGCTGTAGCCAAATCGTAGCTATCTACTTCGACTCCGTTTATATAAACGCGCAACGTGCCACGATCTGCATAATTGAACGTAGTAGTCCTATCCGGGCTAAGAGCACTAAAGGTTGCATCATTGATAATATAAGCAACTGTAGACCCAGCAGGATCTCCCACTTTATAATTTACATTTCCATCTGAAAGTTTGCCAGTATACAAAGTTGTCCCTGTTTGAGTGCTAGCTTTACCAGCTAATGATTCTGCGTTGTCAGGAGCTACAGCACCCAAGTCCGAATAAATATCATCCAAAGCATCTTGAACATTATCTGGAATTACTTCTGAAATAGTATTATCGTAAGTAACTTCTGCAGCAGTTATTTCTTCTGAAATATTACTATAAACTACTGCCAAATATCCATCGGAGATAAAGCGTGCAAGTGTTGCATCATTTAAAATCCACGTCGCAGTAGCCCAAGCCATAAGATCTTCAATTCTACCAGGCAGCATATAGATAGACGCAGAATCCTCTAAAGGAAGTGCAACTACATATGAAGTAATATTCTTTACTCTGTATATCTGTGTAGTCATCGAGGTTCCTACATCAAATAAAAAAAGCTATTCTGCTTCCATTACCCCGAATCTACAATGATCGGCTTGTTCGAAAGTGGCATATACATCGAATACAGCAACCCCTGCTTGGTCATTTTGAATTTCTACGCCAATTGGAAGACCAGTAAATTCTTTTCCAGCTAATTCCGTGATAGTGTCAGTACCCTGATTTGCTGGAAAAATACGGTCTGTATAGTTTATCACGTCAATAACTTTTGCACCGGCATGTACGTTTTGAGTAAGTTGAATTCCATCTGTGATCACAGTCACGGTATACGAGCTTGGGTCTTGTTGTGGTTTTGTTGTGATACATAGATGTTTAAATGGCGTTGTTGATCCAACACTAACTTGTGCAGTAGCACCATTTCCATCTAAAGTTATTCTTCCAACTAATTCTACTAATGTCGGGGAAACAGCCATGGGTTAGCTCCTTTTAGATTCCAGTGCATCCAGGACAAACTAATTGAACACCATACGGCGCGTAAGGCAAATAAGTCTGGGCTAATGCCCGGTACTGATCATTGTTTATAATTCCCTGATACCGTGCAATATAATCAGGATCTCCCGTCAAGTAATATCCGTGCCGCCTACTGATATATTGTCTCTGTACATTCAATTTCTTCAGCACCTGTGTGGCCCATTTACGCGCAGCGTTATTTGGAATATATAACGTATACGCATGATTCCAAAAGTCTTCTTCTGAAACCTGTGCCAGCGCTCTCATAGAATAGCAGCTTAGCACAAAGGATTAACTAAAATTCAATTTCTGTAAGGAAGAAAAGCTATTAGGGGAGGGGGATAAGCCCGCCTTCTTTTTTGTATTTGGCGATGATCTTCTTGACTTCTTTTTTCATTTCCTTCGTTGTTTCTGTTTCTTCCAGCAAAATTGCAGCAAAGCCTTTTGTGATTCCGGGGTGATTGCGCACAGTCTGCTTGATCCGACGCGCCACAAACTTCCCAGAATACTGTGGCTTTTTCACGTCTTCGCCGGGTTTATGCGGAGGGAAATCAAAGTCGATGTACACCATAATGTTGTCAGTCTTGTACACCTCCTTATCCTTGCGGAAATCGACACGTTTCCAGTCAATTTCGCCACATTCACCGGCAATTTCCCGGTAGTCAAAATTGAAAATAGTCAGATATTCAATCTCCATAGCTCACCTCGCTATGAACATTGTAGGGTCTAAAAGCTAAACTGTAAAGTGAATATTTTACATCCCTTTGGTGGGCCAAATCGTAATTTCTACATCAAAACCTTTTAGGCGTTCCTGAAACGCTTCAAGTAACCCAGGCTTGTTTGGGTAGATATCGTACAGTGCTACGCCGCCTTCGCCTGGACTTCTCATTTCTTCTGGGTCATCTTTATCCAGTACTATCTCAGCTTCAGCAATTCGAGTGTCAAACTCTTCTACAATGGACGCAACCATCTCAGAGATATGTGTTCCTTCTATATCGCTAGTAAATAGAAATTCCAATTCTATATATTTGAACGGCTCAATGAGGTTACCCTCATCGTCAAGGGTTTCCCATTCCTCTTCTTGAATTGGCTTTCCTGGCATTGCTACTTCCTTGGGTGTACTTTACGCCGTTTGTCCTTGGCGCAGCTTCCATCATCCCATTCTTCAATTTCAATCTTCTTTTCAACTTTTGCAAGGCGAGCAATCGCACTCGCTACACGCCTGCGCTGGATGACTGGAATGCCCTTGGGAACTTGTTGCCAACCCTCATCTTGTTGTTGAATATCTTCAATTGCTTCTTCAGTTTCTAGCCCTAGTTCTTCTTCAGGAACGTCGAGCCATTCTTTCGACATAAACTCTTCTTTAACCAATTGGGCCAAATCAAACGCATGCTGCTGGTTAATCGTTCCGTCGAAAAGGACTCTTCCTTCGTCATCTGTAATCAACACCTGAGCCATGGTAATCTCCTATGCGCAAGTATGCCTTCTAAAGCGCATAGTAGCATAGGAAGGCTAAAGAAATTAACTTCTGTCAGGGTGTCCTAAGATTGGGATCTGTTTCGCGGTCCTTATCCACATCTTTATCGAGCGCTTCTTCAATTGCTTTTATTATTTCGGTAATTAGGCCAGAGGTGCTAAGAAGAGAATGGTTACAATTTCGTAAATTATGGTCGCTGGCAGAGATGACTTTTACTTCTTCCCCGCTATTCGTCTGTATGATTATTTTCGCCATAGTGGCACACGGGATTTAGTATTCCCACTGATTAGCTTCTGCGGGGGGAACGCGCTCAACCCATTCTACAGACTCGGGCCATTCAATTTGATTATTAACTACGTCTGACTCAGCCAGCCATGTTTGATACAGTGGCTCAATATTCGCCCCCATTGCACCACCACCAAATCTATCTTTTACGTAATTTTCGTTTACCCAAGGTAATGTTTTATTGTTTACGATTGAGTTCCAATGCAAATATAAGTCTTCCAAAGGCATCACATCAAACATTCTCTTTAAAATTCTTTCTAAGCTAAACCCAAAGCGTGAGCGAGAAGAAACACCATCCTGTAAAAATTTCTCTGCTTCTGCTTCATGCCCAGAAATGTATAAATAGTCGTAAACCATTTCCATCACGTATGGGCGTGGCGTAGATATAATTACCCTGCGCTCTTCTGCTGGGAGTTGCTTTTCTTCTGCAGTATGCGCAGGGGGATTTAGCGCAGATGTAATTTGTTGTTCCATTATTCTTTTTAATTGGGCTTGGTTTACTTCGTCCACTTCTTCCAATTTTGGTAATTCTGATGGGATAACAGGCCCTAATCCTAATATCTTTCCCTCTTCCCATTCGCGTTTTAGCAAGTCTGGATCGGCGTAATCTTGTTCAGGATGTGGTTGGATAAGTTGCTTTTCCTCTCGACTGTAATAGCCTGGGTATTGATAGTACCGCAGCCACTTCAGGCGCTCTTCAGGACTCGTCTCCTCAGACCATTCAAAGCCTTCTGGGACGCCCTTTGTCATAAAGCGGGTCTGAGCCTCCATTGGAGGCAAACCCTCTGTCAGCACCTCAAAGACTTCCATCACCTCTTCTAGGCCCACGTACTCTTCTGCTATGTTGATTATGTTACTGATTAGCTGCTGCTTATCCCCAATTGCTCCCCACAATTCTATTTCGTCCAGATAGAATTTCTGTTGTTCAGGAGGCATATCATTCGTTTGTATTTTAAGAATCTTGATGATCTCTGGCAAATCCAAGTAACTAAGAACTTGACGCATTTCTTCTTCACTGTCCGCGTCAATAAGAAAATTAGTCATGTAGCCCTCCTAAATGTACTCCATATCATAGTGGGAAATAAGCAGATATATTTAATTTATGTTTGGAACTATTTTAGAATTATGTACCAGACTTTACCCCGGTCTTCTACCTTGAATGCGTTGTAATTTTCTTCGTAAACTGCGGCCTTTAGTATGGAAAATCGTTCAAGTTTAGTCTTTAGGGATTGTTCGTCGTGGCACCAAAGAGTAAAGTCTATGGAGGACAACGCCCTTCGAAGGGCGTTGTGCCGCGTGATTGATTCTGATGTTTCAGGATCTTTTTTTGGGATTGTGCGCCAGATCATTATGGTTAATAATACTAAGAATATCTAGACTCTTGAGCGCCTATTCCGCCCCCATGTGTCCAACATAGCAAGAATATAAAGAATTGCATAAAAAATCCCAAAGTAGATGAAGTTGTGCGGGTATTCAGGCCACCGGCACGCGCCCCCAGGCAGCGGGGCCAAAACGTGGTCATAAAGTGTAAAGATTGCCTGAATTTCTGCAAACGCAACAGTGCAAAAAGCAAAGAACCGAATGCTAAATCTCTGCGTTCTGTTCTCAATGATGCCAAAGAAAATAGAGAAAATGCTCCACAGGAACAGGATCAATCCAGTAATTATTGCAATGGTACCAAGCGTGCTTTCCCCTTCAGTGTCGGGGGTGTTGTGAGCGTTTTCCATGACCTTCCTCCTTCTAATACAGTATAAGCATTATTGGAGGTTTGTCAAGTTTATATTGTTAAAAGGCCCATTCACGCTGCGTAGTAGAGGGAGGAGGTAAGTCTGGAATTTCTTGGATTGCGTGCTCCAAAGACTCAAACTCTGCAGACTCTGCTTCTTCTTCATCCAGGTATTCGGGACCGCCATACCAAGCTTCTGTAGCAAAAGGCTTTACGATGTTATCCCAATCAACATCTTCTAATGCTATAAGCGCTAATCCCTGATAAGGAGGCGATAACTTCAGTGCACCATCAACAAGTGTTTTCTGGAGATAAGAAATTAACGTATTAGTAACTGCATCCATACTATTAGTTTGCTTAAAAGTATCTAGCGCCAGCTTATCTAACGCTTTCACATAATTAGCGTCATAATCTAACCACTTATTTAACTCTTCAGTAGAAAGATCTACATCAATAGTCGGCATCTCTAAAAAGTCTTCTACATCAGTAGGTGGCGTCTCTCCATAGTCCTGTGATCTTCTCAATATTGGCCCACGCATCGGTGCCTCCCTCCAAGCTTTATTATCTTGGAGTATAAGCACGAACGCGCAGGATTGTTTAATAATTGTTAGGTTATTCTTCGATAAAAGGCATTGAAAGCATTTCAGAAAACGATATGGCCATCACGGGGTGTTCCTTCCCGCATGCCTTGCACTCTACGGTAACAATAGCTTCTGTATCCCCTGTTTCAGGGTTTACATTGCCATGTGCCAGGAAGCCAACGGAGTTTACTAAGGCACCCGTGTCAGGACAAACGTAGTTAAATACTGCTTTGGTTATTTCACCACCTAAATCGTTTGCAGCACCTAATTCTTCTTGTACTTTTGTATTTATTGCACGGCGCTCATCAGGAGATAACCCTTGCGCCAGCTTTTTATAGAAAAGCTGCTGTGCCTTCATCAGCACCTGCGAAGCCTCTTTTTTCTTATCTTTCATGTGCACCCTATCCTATAGTTCAATCATCATGTTTGGAATAAACTCAGCGTTGACTTGCCGTCCTACATATCCAAGGGGGTTGCATACTACATGAGTTTTTTCTAACATATAGTTGAAACTATCGTGGGTGTGCCCATGCACCCAAAGTTTAGGTTTTCTTTCTTTGATCAATTTCTCCATATCACAAAGAAAAAACATGTTAACAGGGTCGCCCACATACCGTGCAGGCGTGCTCTTTGCAGTCGGTACGTGATGCGTAATTACAACTGAATCTTGTGTAGTATGCCAATTCAAAAAGTTTAGACATTTCCTGTTCTCTTTGAAAACTCTATCTTCAAAATTCTTTATAAGATTGAAATCGTTAAGCATAGATGCATGCTTCTTGTAATCTTTTTTCTTCCTAAACCACAACGGAGAACCAACAAAATTTACACCATCAATAGTAACCATTTTATTGTTCAAGACAAATAGATTATCGATGGAGCTTTCTAATACGCTAAGGTTGTTCAATATATTTGGGAAATCACTATTGTAAAAGTCGTGGTTTCCGGGTACGTACAGGACTGCTGCGTTCTTATAATGCTTTGAGATCAGTTCCAATGAATAAATCAGTGAGTCATCTACACCGATGTCCCCAGCAATGATTAAAACATCAACACCCTTTGGGCGCAAATATCCAGTGATAAACTGTTCCCCAGAATCAGTATGAAATTCAGTGTGAATATCTGATAAAACTTGAATCCTCATTTACTCTCTTCTTTGTGCAAATTAATTAAGGTCAATGTCTTTATTCCAAATTTAGGCATAGAAAATTCAAAGAAATGGCAAATCTTTCCATCTACCTCTTTTTCGACTAGCGTAAACGCTTCTGCCACTCCTTTTTCCTTAAAAGACCTATTTAGATCTTCCACGACCTTTGCCGCCTGTTCTACTTCTTTTTCAGTCAGCGACATTATAATGTCCCCGTGAAAGTTTAGCAATAAGAAAGTTTAGTTTAAATCACACCACATTACATACACATTATACTGCAAAACTTCGAAAAACCAGCCGAACTTCTTCTTTTTCACACGTTTTCCACAAAAAAGTCCACAATTTAGCATATTTTCACGTAGGCATGATACGGCGTATTTTTAGGGTGGCTTTCCGGGCCAGTAGAAACAACTAAAGAATTGAGGAAGCGCCAACCGATCCCATACTTGTCAGGCATATCTTTGGTAACCAGCGCGATCCGCTTGGTTACCTCATCTCCATTCTCATCTTCTTCCACGTAGACCTTTATCGAAAATGATTGGCTATTTCTTTCTACTAAAACAGAAAGTACTTGAGAATCTCTAGGCAATTTCAATTCAGTTACGACAGGTATTTTTATTTCGTTATAGTCTTCCGTGGGACCGTCATATAAACTGTATTCGTTTATTGACCTCATTATGTTATCTCCCACCGACTCCCATCCAATTTTCAAAATCCTGCAACGTAACAGCGTTAGATTTATTTTTTGATTTCCTCAGATATTTCACGATTAATTTTTGTACAATGTCTTCACGCCTATCCGAAATAAACTCTTCGTAAACTGACAATTTGCCTTCTGTACGATCTAGCGCACGCTGCATCGTATGTATTATTTCTTGCCGCTCTTGTGCTATTTCTAATTGGGCTACATATCTTGAAGACATGCTAAAAAGAGCAACAACTAGGCACCCGCAAATAACGACAACTAGAAGAGTTACAGCAGCCAATCCAAATGCTAAAACTTTGGCATTTACAGACTTTATTTCTTCTTTCTCTAAATCAGCCATAAAATAAATTCCTCTTAGTAGTCTCTACACGTATTATACAAAAAGAAAAGCCAGCATATTGCTATGCTGGCTCCAAAACTGAATTTTGCTTAAACTTCTGTTTTAGCGATTGGCCTTGATGAACGCCACGGCATCCGTAGCATTGGCACATTCGACCCGCGTCCCATCCGTGAGCACGAGCACGACAGCCGCGCTGGGAGCCTTGGGAGTGCGTACCTTCTTGGCCTTCGCGCCCCGCGCAAGGGCCTTCACAGCCTTCTTCTTGCCCTTGGGCTTCTTTTCCTTGGCCTTCTGCCACGTCCGCAAAGTGATGTAGGGAACGCCAACTTCCTTGGCAGCAACATCAGCGTTTTTGCCACCGTTTCGAAGTTCCTGATAGTCATTCAAGAGCTTCACCTTCTCAGCGTCGTCGTACCGCTTTACCCGCTTCTTCGGCTCCGTTTTCTTTACCTTGTTACCCATGTTCGTTCTCCCTTCATTGTTTAGTTCCCGACAGCACTTCGACAGATGTAATATAAACATCTACTAAAGATTTGTCAACTTTATTTTTATGAAGGGAAGTAATAAAGTTCCTAAACTAAGGATTTTCTTAGAAGATTTGTAATATAATTTTGAATAGTCGTAGCTTCATTAGCTACTTTCAACCTTAGTTTTCTGTGAAGATCGTCATCCAACCGGATATGGATCTTCTTACGGTATGCTACTTTGTCCATCTTTTTGTCTTTAGCTTTCATTAGTTACCTCCAGCTATGCGTTTAATTTGTTCATATTTTATGGGAAATATCCGGGCTTTTGGCACACATGGCGTGTATCTTCCTGTAAGCACTTTCTTTTTGTAGTCATTTACAGCTACAAGACAAATTTTTATTCCTGTACGAAGCTCTACCCATAAACTATTACGGTCACCTATCAAATCTACTAATTCTTTAAAACTCTCTTTCATGGCCTTCGCTGCCACTCGCTCCAGTTATGGGGCATTTTACCATGGGCAGCAACCTGCTTGCTAAACTTATGTTTACCACACTTTTTGCACTTAACTTTAAGCTCTGATAGGTTCATATCCTTTGGATCATATTCTGCTATTTCTGAAACCCCTATAAGCTCATCTTGGAGGTGCCCACACGCATTACATTTCAAAGAGTAGATAGGCATTTATCCATCCAACGATATTTTCCAGGGAAAGTCCACAATATCATGAGGATCAAGCCGCTTTTCATCCGGGTTTTCACGGTTGTATTCTTTAGTAGGAATATTCAAAATATAAGCTTCTTCATCTGCCATATTTTGAAATCCATGGTAGAGAGTCGGCGGGATAACAATCAAATATGGGTCAAAATCGCTAACTACAAAATCCATTTTTACATCCGGGCCAAGCCCTTCAGGCGTATGTGCCACAAGCCCTAAGACAGCCACGAACCGCACAGTCCCACGCAGAAGCAGCATCCGATCAGTTTGCTTTTCGTGCATGTGCCATGCTTTGATAACCCCAGGAAGGATCGTAGTCACGTAAGCTTGCCCAAAGTCCTCTGAGAACGCCTTATCGTCGTTCCTAAGCCCTTCCATAAGCCTACCACGCCCGTCAGCATTCCATCTGCGCCTGAACACTTGAATGGGATCTCTGATGATTTTTTTGTAGGGTTGCATGGGTAGCCTCCTAGAAGTATTATACTTCAAGAAGGCTCAAAGAGAAGCTTTGGCTTTTTTGGTAATGTTGTCTAATTTATTATTTATCTTTTTGATGCTAGCATAATAAAAAACTAAATCAGCTTCGTCTTTATTAAGTATTCCCGCAGCAACCTTTTGATCTAATTCTGCTCGCCCAGTACCGTTGCAGGACGCCACGTAGGCTATAAGTTCTTTAAATTTTTCAGTTACCATAATCGGCTCCCTACTTTTTATCCCGCAGCTTTTCTAATATAGTATCAACGTGGTCGATCTTTTTATGCACAGTCTCCAAATGGTTATTCATCACCTGTGCTTCACGGATAACGTCAGCTTTCACTTGCTTGATGTCTTTATCAACACCCTTTTCAAAAGCTTGGAAGCGAACGATTTCCTTTTCCATGTCTCGCACAGATGAATCTAAGCCCGCAACAGTGTCGTGTAAATCCTTTATTTTGTCATCAAGGGATTTAAACGCCCGTGCAGAAATGACTTTCATCCAAATTACTAAAGATGCTGCGAGGAGTATAGAGATACCGCTAAGTATAGTAGAGATGTCCATCTGCCTAACGCTCCTGAATCAATTTAAAAATTTCTGTGGTGAATTCCTTTGGGCGCAATGGCTTATGGAACCAGGCACTTGCTCCGTGCCGCATACTTTCATACTTTAGATCTGCCCCTTGGATCGCAGATATAACTACAATTGGGGTATCAAACTGCGGAAATTTCTTTCTAATTTCCTTAATAAATTCCCACCCATCCATACGCGCCATCAGAATATCAGTTATAATCAGTTCAAAATTATGCTCTTTTACTATTTCTAGCGCTTTAATCGCGCTGCTAACTGAAGTAACCCGTAAATCCCAATCTGAACTATATTCGTTTTTCGCATATTTGTTTAATATTTCCTCTACAAATTTCAATATAGATGGATCGTCATCAACTATAAGTACCCGTGCCATGATGAAATCCTCCAAACATGCGGCGTATTGTACCACACAGTGGAGGCTAAAAATTAAGGAATGTCTAGGAGTGGTAAGGCTAAACAGAGAAAATAAGCTCTTTGGCCTGTTCCTCATCTTCAGGAGAAGTCAGATTCTTGAGATCCAGGAACTTATCGCTGATCGGCTCCAGGCTAGGGGCAGTCGCACCCAAACAAATCGTGTACAGGCTCGCACCGGTCGCCTTCTTGGCTGCAGTGATAATCTGCTGTTCTGTGGTACTCAGTGGAGCTTCGCCGTCTGTGATAAAGATAACGTCCGCTTCCTTCAAATCCTTTTCAGCCGCATTCGTAATATGGTCATACGCTGTTGCAAGCACCGGAGCAAATTTAGTACCGCCCTTACTAAAGTATGACATACACTGAATCAGTTCTTCTGGGTTAGTATTTCCAGCAGGAAATGCAAAGATCTTTTGTACTTTAGTATCAAAATGCATAACCTCGAAAGTGCGCTTCTGATCGACCGCAATCTGGCACATAGCCAGCGCAATGGCTTTGCTCCAAATCTCTTTAGGACCACTCATCGAATATGAATTGTCTATACAAACGATGATAGGCCCACGAGTCTTCTTTTCTACAGATTCCATTTTATACTGAGACAGGCCCCGTTCCAGCATCCTGCGGGCAAATTCGAGCTTCATCAGAGGGTGAGCCAGCTTCATTAGCTCCGAAGGGATAAGACGCCCCAGGTCGGCTCCCATCTCGATATCCGTGATCTCATCCGGGCCAGGGGACTTCTTGTGCGCCTGGGCCTTCCTAGCCTCTCTACGGAACCTTCCAGCCAGTTCAGCCAGCTTGCGCAGCTTAGGATTGGCACGAACCTTCTCTGCGATCCGCAACTTCATAGTGGGGTCAGTGTACCCATCCTTACCGGGTTCGTCGCCAAACCCGTAGGCATCTGCCATTTCTTCTGCTTTTCCGATAGCCTCTTTGGCCTTCGTCAACGCTTGGCGCATGGCAATCCGCAGATCCTGCCCCTTCATAGCACCTTCCTGCCATGCCTTTGACGAAGCCTTGTTCTGGTCTGCAATTCGCTGGAGTGCCTTTTGGTGCTTTTCCTTATTCGGGTGATCGGGGAATTCCTGCAGAAAATCTTCGATAGCTTCTTGCTGCATTTGAAGTTCATCGGGATTTGGTTCTTCCATTTCAGGCAGCACTTCTGCAAAATGCTTTGCCATCACAGTAGCGCCCAGACCAGACTGGAAGCTATCGCAGAGGGTTCCACCGTTGCGAATATCCTTGTACTCGCGGAGATCCCGCATCGTATCGAGTGCTTCCTTTTGCCAGTTCGTGCCAGGGGTAGCTTCTTCCGGGAACTGCGGCTTCAATTGGTAAAGGGCACTGAAAAGATCCTGCGTGAATGGGTCAAACGTATATCCCTTGTTGTCGCCGTTCTTGATTGCTTCCTGCATCGGTTCGTATTTCTCTTGGAAGCCTTCCTTCTGAACCTTTTCCCACTTCGTATAGTCGATTAGAGTTTTGCCCTTCATTATTTCCTCCGCTAGAGACAATATAAGGTCGGGAGGGAAGCTTGTCAAGTGAATCTTTAGAAGCTGTCCGAATCATCCAGATCCATCATCTTCATGGTGAGGGTCTTGAGGTGGCGCTTCAGGGTCTTCTGGGTTTCCCGCAGCTTCCGGGTTTCGGAGTCCGAGCGCCCGTGGATGTCAGCCTTGATGCTCTTGAGGATTTCCTTGATCTGCTTGTTCGCCTGAATTGCTGCCATTTCCTGGGCATCCTTGTCTGCCTGCGCCCACTTGTCGTAAACTTCCTTGCCCATATCCAGGTATTCGATAGCCTTCAGGTTCAGAGGGTTGCCGTACTGGCTCACGACTTCCAGGATGGTCCTGCGGTCTTCAGGCTTCTGCCACATCATGTCTGCCAGCGCTTCCAGTTCTTCTCCGGTAACCTCATCCTGCCCGCGCAGCAGCGCAAGTGCCTTCAGAACGCCTACAGCGCTCTTCCAGCGACGGTCACTTGCGGTGACGCCCTTGATCTTCAGATCGGCCTGGACCTTCCGCATGTTGGTAAGCATGTCCTGCGTGAGGGTTACTTCTGCCGCCAGCTTGTTCAATTCATCGATCTCTTCGATGGTAAGCTCCACGCTAGGGTCGTTGTTCCCGATATTGCCAGCAAGCAAGTTGCAGAAGTTAGTATCGTCCTGGATTTCCTTGACCCAATAGCGCATCAGGAATCTATCATAGAGTGCGCCAAGTTCTTCGCCCTGCGGCAACTCATTGGAGGCACCGAAGCAGGACAGGAGGGGAATATCCATCGGACCATTGTCGCCGTTGTTGTCAAACTTGCGCTCATTGATAGCCGTCAGCAAACTGTTCAGAATGGCTGAATTGGCCTTGAAGATCTCGTCCAGGAAAGCAATAATAGCTTCCGGGAGCTTGTTCTTGGTGATACGCCGGTACTCGTCGTTCTCCAGCCCCTTCAGGGAGGGTGGACCAAACAACTCTTCAGGCGTCGTATACTTGGTCATGAGCCAGCGGAAGAACTTTCCGCCGATAAGCGCCTTGCAGATGTTCTCAGCCAACAGGGACTTGGCGGTTCCGGGAGGCCCCAGGAAAAGGACGTGCACCTTCGCAATCAGTGCCGCCAGGGAACCTTCGATCTCGGTAGACCGCTCTACGATATTGGCATCCAGTTCTTCCTGCAACTTCTTGACTTTCTCCAGAGCTTTCATATTTGTTCTCCCTGCGGTTATATTAGCTTTCCCGCTGACACCTCTAATATAGGGTCGGAAGTTTAGCTTGTCAACCGGAATTTTTACAAAGTTTATTTTTTATTTGATGAGCAATAATAGGATCTTATGCAGGAATGCTTATACTTAAGGTAGGCGTCATTGTATAACTTTAGTTTTCTCATGAGTTTATCTGCTTCGCGCCACGCACGAAATTCTGCCTCTAGTGTGGGCCACTCGTAGGACGCACCGCTAAGTGCCCGTTTACCAATCTCGTTCACACAACGAGTCAACGTAATTGCGTGCCCTATTTCATGCGCGGTATTCCAAGCGCGTTTTATAGGAGATTGGCGCGTGTTTACAGTGATCGTCTTTGTTTCAGGCAGGAGGGCGTTTTCTTTACCAGGAACTATTATATATCCTAGTTTGTTTGCCAGCCTTTCAAGCTTCGCTAATTTCTGGGGCAATGCCATGGGTTATCCTATGATAACGAATGCGCTGGTAGTGCTTGCGGCACAACCCCTGGCTAATTGGCTGAATGTGGCAACCCTTAATGTAGCATTCCGAACCTTCATGGTACAGTCTCGCTTTACCGGTATGTGCAACTCTGCCCCAATATTCTTCCACTTTGCCTTTCAGCTTGAGAACTTTCTTCAGCTTCTTCCAAACTTCCTCACGCGGGGGGTAATCTCCACGCTCGTATGCTGACAGTGCTTGCCTGGAAACTCCAACCTTTTCCTCCAAATCCCGCAGTGTAAGTCCTAGTCGCTTTCTGGCTTCTTTTACCTTCGTCAATTTCTTCTTCATCAGACTTCTCCTTTCATTATACTGCAGAAACAAAAAGGAGGGCTAAGCCCTCCCAATCATTATTCCATCAACTTCTTCTGCACCTTCTTGGTCAGTGCATCCAAGCCTTCAGTAAGATCTTCCACCTGGAATTCGAGCGCATCCCGGTAGAATCCGATCTCAGCCTTCATGTCCTTGAATTCCTGGAGACGGGTCTTGAGGGCGTGTGTCTGGGTGATACCGTTCTCTTCCAGGTCACTTTCGAAGCTCTGCATACGGGACTTCAAGCTAGCGACAAATGCCTTGTAGATGGCTTTCTTGGACTTCTCAGTATCGATCTGGGGAGCGACCGCCAGGTAACTGCCGTTTGCGGAGCCGGTGCCCACCGTAGCTAAATCAACTTCCCCGCCACCTGGCAGCGAGCCTACCAGCGATTCCAGGCATTCCACTTCGGCTGAGAACTTCTCAGGCACAAAGTAGATGCCGCCGCGCTGACGAACACTGACAGTGGGAATCTGATTCAGAATGGTAAGGACGATCTCCCGAACATCATCGCTGTTCATGAAATCCTTGTACTCTGCGTACCGTTCCTTGACCAGATCGAACCCTCGATGCGGCTGGTCCACACTCAAATTACCGTGGATAGGATCGAACTTCATGGTGGCGCTGTGCGAGTAGTTCAGTTCTTGTGCATGCTTGTTCACATCCTCATCAACCAGCCCAAAAAGGTATTCCTCTGATTCCTTCTTGATCTTGCGAATCAGGATGCCCTTGTTCTTGCTCTGCCCGCGAATCTCACGGACAGCCTTCAGGAAGGCAGACCGCGCCTTCACTTCAGGAACCTTGAACGGCTTCCCCTGATTGTCCTTCACACCTGCTGCGTCGATCAGCTTCTGCATGTCATCCCTACGAATCTTCTGGTTGCTAACCGTCCACCACACGAAGTACCCGATTACCGAAAGTCCGCTTACGCCCGTCATATTAGTTCTCCCTTCTAATAAGTTGCGCTTTCCTTTGCGCATTACTAATATAGGGTCGCAATGGTAGCTTGTCAAGCGCTAAAGGCTAAACTAGCAGATAATAAAAAATATTTAGTAATAAAATAAAGTGATTTTTGGAAGTTACAAACAGCTACTAAATTGATTTTTGAGTCAATTGATAGGAATAGGTAGCTAAATCAGGGAAGGACTTGTTTATTTCTTTGTTAATCAATCACTTTATTCTTTGCGCAATTTCTTGAGGTAAGATTCTGCATTGTACTGCGCCTCGGCCTTAGTTTCGCCAACCGAATAAAGCGTTTTACCATCGATAGTTAGCAGCATGGGACTTACGGAAGGTTTGCACTCTTTCACTTCGATCAGGTTGCCAGTTTCCAGATCTATGGTGCATTCATATCTATATAATTTGGGAAATTCCGTATATAGGCACTCCTCATTAACAACTGCATCCTCAAACGCTTCTGAGAACTTGTTTGCGAGTTCTCTAGTGGTAAAAATCCCCTGAATAACATACAAAAAACCCGTACCAGTACTTACAATGTATACTGATTCCATAATTTCCTCCCGACGTGCCGTAAGAGCGGCAGTTAGCTAAGTGATTGAAGGCGTTTGAATGAAAAGTCTACAAGCTTGAAGAATTCTTTTTCACCGAGAATTTCAGTGCCATACTTTTTTGCTTTTTGGGATTTGCCTGATGCAGAAGTCTTATTGGCTTGAACCAAGTAGGTCAACCCTTTCCCCACACTGCTTTTGATTTCACCGCCCATGGATTCCACGAGCTTCATTGCATCGCCACGTTTGATTGAAATCTGACCAGTGAAGCAAAATGATTTTCCGCTAAGTTTGCCTACGATCTTCTTTTTTACTGACACACCGTTTTTCAAAAGCTTTTCGATCAATTTTTCTTTATCGATTAGCCCGTTATAAATAGCCAAAGCCGTGGTATCTCCCACTCCATCCACTTTTGCAAATTCACCCCAAGTTGCTACTTGTAAACTTCTAATAGTATCAAAGCCACCCTTTTCCAATGCTGCAAATGTGGTAGTTCCTACATTGGGAATGTTCAATGCTCCCATAAATTTCTTGAGAGGCAATTCTCTTGTCTTATTGATATTGCGCACGATGGTTTTCGCACTCTTGCTTTGATAGCCGTCCAGCGTAGCAACCGTATCGGCAGATAAGGTATACAAGTCAGCCGGGTCTTCAATGAAACCTGCCTTGATTGCGGCACGGATAAAAGATTCTCCGACTTCATCTATATCGAGCTTCTTTACCCACTTCTTAATATCGCCCTCTTTCTTCGCTGGGCAATCCTTGCTGGAACACATCAAATATTCGCCTTCAAATTCTGTATCTTCGCCACAAACAGGGCAGTCTGAAGGAACCTTGAATTTCCCTGGTTGTTTTGATTTGCCTTTCGCAATAACCTTCTCTACGTAGGGAATAACGTCGTTACGACGACTCACCAAAACGTCTGCCATTGGGTAAACACCCAGGCGTTCCATGTTGCTCACGTTATGGAGACTGGCACGTTTGATAGTAACGCCACCTACGCCCACGGGCTTCAAAATCGCTACAGGAGTGATTCTACCGGTAAGGCCAACCTCCCAGGAAACATCCTCCAGTATAGTTTTACGCATCTCTGCAGCAAACTTCCAGGCAACCTGTCCCTTGGGTCTTCCGTCCGTCTCTCCAAGCGCTTCCTGTGCTGCTACATCGTTGACTTTGAAAACCATACCATCGATTTCATGATCGAGCTTTTCACGCTTGGTTTTTTGATATAGATTGTAGCCCTTGATGGCATTTGTCAGATCTACTACTTTAGTGAAAACGCAATCAACGCCCATACCTTCCAAAAAGCGTATTTTGTGGTGTTCTTTCTTGAAGTCAATTTTGGAGTGGGTACAGTCAAAGGAAATGATCTTGATATGTTGGAGTGTCTTCTTATTTACCGTTTTACGCCTTGAAAGTCCTGAAGCAGCATTTCTTGGGTTTGCGTAACCTTCATTTGCAAAATGCTTTTCGAACCTGCTCTTCGGAAGGACAATTTCACCACGGATACTGCCACTAAATTTGGGAAGCCTGTGAAGCACGTTATCCATATGAACAACATTATGTGTGATGTCTTCTCCTGTTTCGCCGTCTCCGCGTGTAATTGCCTGAACTAATTTTGACTTCTTGTATACCAAATCAATTGATAAGCCGTCCAGCTTTTCTTGGCAAACTAGCGTTTTTGCACCTGTCTTTTTTACCCAGCTACGAAATTCAGCTTCTTCATTTACTTTCTTCTGCGATCCCATTGGAATCGCATGTTTAGCTTTCTGGAGCTTGGCATCATCAGAAACAGAGGCTCCTACCCGCTTCAGAACCTTATTCTTAGGGTCCAAATCAGCAAGCTCATCTGCCAGGGCATCGTACTCGTCATCTCCCATGATGGAGGTGCCGTTGTAGTACTCATCCTGCGCATTTGTAAGGATTTTTTCGAGTTCTTGGATTCGGGGTTTGCCCATGGAATCTCCTATGTTCCTGGAGACATTATACTCATCATTACCAAAAGGTCTAGTGATTTCTCATAAAAAATTACTTTACAAAACTAAACTTCGACCTGATATTGAGTTTAGAAAGGAGAACGAAATGAAAATGGTTACAGTAATTGCAGCATTAGGATTTCTACTTGGGGGCTGCGGGGCAGACCCGACATGTGAGTGCTCACTGGACGAAATGACAACAGAAGATTTTTTCAAGATAATGTATGCGGAATGCTACGAGTACTGCCACGCGCTTGCAGATCTCAAGGAGCAATGCGGAGATTTTGTTGAAGAGCCGATGGACTGTGTTCAAAATTCCTGGTATGAAGGGTGGACACCGCACAACTGCACTGAAAAACTAATGGAAGTAAACGAGAAAATCGCAAACAACGATTGCGTTTACTAAGTATACAACCTAATCCACCTAGCTGCTCCATTAAAGGTAACTTTAATTTCCTCTGCTGAATCAGTGTGACCATCTTGTGTAGGTGCAGAAATTTCTGCAAATAAGCTTGATGCAAAAACTTGCATACCTGTTCCATTAACAGCAGTGTCAGCAACGATGCGTAGCCCCACAGCGTTAGCGGCACTTATGGACAGGGATGCCCCCATAATTCCTGCAACGCCTGCTAGACCAATGCCAGCAACTCCTGCGCTACCAAAGACACCATATGCACCAACCCCAATGTTGCCAGAACCGGCTTCCCCTAGTACGCCAGTTCCATAGGAAGCATGTGCAGCAGACCCATGCACTGCCGTAGCTAAAGATCCCACCACCCAACCACTTACACCTATTGCAGACTCCTCATGGCCTGCTGCTGCATTAGTAGCTGCGCCATATAAACCTAGTACCTCATTTCCTGAATAATCACTGCTTGCATTAAACCAGCCCGCAAGTTGATTAGCTTGGGCTGCGACACCATAGGCGGCTCCTGCGGTAGCATATATCGCAGTGGCACCTGCTGCTGTAACGCGTATCCCCTCATTCGTAGCTGATACCCATATAGCAGTAGCTGATGCGACAGCGCGAACAGCCGTTTCGCCCAATGCACCTGCATCCACTGCCGTATTAGTTTCTACAGTAAATTGAGCGGCTGTATTAGGGGCTGTTACATAAATACCTTGGGAATCTGTAACGGTTGCATAAATAGCTAGCCTGTCTGCGTTTGCCTCAATTGCTGTTGCGGTATTAGCAAAAAAAGAAGCGGCTGTATTAGGAGCACTTCCCCATACAGCAACTTTTACGCCAGCAAGACCCGCCACTCCAAACGAATCTGCGGCTGTCCCACGAATTGCATTCGAATCAGCAAGCCCGCTTACCGCGACTTCCGTAGCTGCAGTAGCATAAAGAGCAGTATTTGGTGCTGAGAAATAGGCAGCGTAGCGTGTTTCTGCTCGTCCAAAGACCGCTGTATTAGCAGCAGTTCCCATGATTGCTGTATCACCGTTTGCATTTCCGCGAATAGCTGTGTCAGTTTCAGCGTAGAAATAGCATGCTTCATTCGCAGCAGACCCGTATACTGCACGAATATTATCAGCTATAAAAGCCCCAGCAATATTGCCCACCGCAGATGCTCTAATTGCAGTATCAGTGCCTGCAAGAACAGTAACAACAGTATTTGGGGCGGTTGCATAGATAGCAGTCTCAGTAGCTGCGCTAGCATACAAACCAAAATTCGGTGCGTGGATTTTTGCTCCAAGGCTATCACTTGCGTGGGCTTCCAACCCCATAGTGCTTTCTGCAGAGAAATACCCAGCCGTATGGCTAACGGCTCTTCCACGCACAACAACACTTTCGCCATAAACATCTAGCAACGTATTAGCTTCTCTATTGTATATGTCTAATCCATTTCTAAGTGTTTTTGTATGGTGCCCATTTTCATCATGTTCTTCTTCAAACTCAGTGCGGTTATCTGCAGTAACAAATCTACGAATGTCACGAAGATTGGACAATACCTCAGTAGGCTGATCCCAATGTACAACGGAGAGCTTCAGCATGGATTCATCTGAATAACTGGTTTCATCCTTTACAACTGTAAATGTTTCAGTATTTGAAGCACCAATGATTCCAGAAAATTCAAGAATGATCCAATTAGCTGTAGTACTAGAATACACTTTGTAAAAACCACCATTACCTGTCAATGGAGGTGCCCTATCTGCTACATAAACCCAATCACCCCAGACGGCATCCCCCGGAGCTTTATATCTAATTCTGTCATTCGTAGCATCCCATTCAATCTCTCCGGTTCCAGCTACAATGTTACTTATGTCCCATATATCTAAGTTAGTAAAATTAGTAAAAGCATTACCAATTTGGACTTTTCCAAGATTGCCAGCGCTGTCTACATAGATCAAATATTCACCCGAATCAGGGGCTGGTGCCGTATCAAAATTTACATAATTTGATCCAGAAGCTTCTGTAAGGGTAACACCATCCACCAAAAAACTATTTTCAAATCCTCCTAAGCTCGTAACTTGAATACGGTCATTAATCGCATCTATTTGGCACTCAAGCTGCGTACTATCCGCATCTTTGGATATCCCATTTACGTGGAATAAATCTGCGTGATCGAGTGTTCCACCTCCGATATCTGCTAAAGTCAGTGCGTGCGGATTTGTCGTGCTTGGTTGGCCAGACCCCACCATATCTCTATGGATTTGGTCCGTTGCGCTAAACATAGGAATTTCTCTGCCGTATAAAGATCTAATACTAATATTTTCGGACGTTTCTGCAGCTACTAAGGACAACGACCCCCACACAACATTTAGACTTAGTGTATAATTCGTGTTGTTAGAATATATGGTAAAGACGCCCGAATCGCTAATTGTTAGCGCTGTCCCTTCGGTATCTCCTGGAGCAGTCCAATACATACTGCTAGTACTTGGTTCCCACCGCAGAGTACCAATTCCTAATGGCGTAACATCAGATATACCAACAATTGTTACACCAGAAATTGTAGAAGGCTGGCTGGAAGAAGGAAGTGTTTTCGGCTGGACAAATTGTTCAATATTTGCAGAAGTAATCGGGGTGCCTGCACCCTGTGCAGTCACGATCCCAACGAGTATCCGGTTGTTCAATGCTTCTGCATCAAGAGCATTCCATTGAGTTTCGGTAAGCACCGAAACTGTAAACGTCTCTGTTACAACAGTTTGCCGATTTGTAAAAGGATAGCTTCTTTCAGACAATGGGTGCGATTCAGTTTCGGAATAAACCAAAGATACATAGTTTAGTACCCCGGCAGTATAATCTGCAAGTCCTTGACTGGTAGCGGCAGGCCCGGTATCATCAGTACCGCTAGGGGTATCTGTATAGGTGGAAATGCGCTGTCCCGAACCTGCAGTTTCGAATTCATTGATTAGGAATTCCCCACCGCTATAGCCCTCACCACGGGCAACGTCAATTTTGGTGTTATCTACAGAGTTAACAGTTACCTGAAATCCCCACGCAATCCCCATCTGAGCAGATGAGCGCAATCGCTGATTAATTGCGGATGTTTTGGACGTTTCAGTCCAATTTAACTGCGTATCAGTTGGGCGAGTCTGGTTCCAGTATTCTGTTCTTTGCATAGCGTACCTCTACCCTGATTGTGGTCGAGTCCAGTCACGGGCACTCGAATATTGTCTTAGTCCTATTCCTTGGAATTCATAATCTACTTCTCTAATTACATTTTCAACATTTATCTTAAATTGTACATAGGGCTGTTCTATCGTTAGAACACCCCCTATCCAGTCCGTAATTTCTTCCCACGCAGGCATTGTATCTTCGCTTGTTCCTTGCCTATAATAAAATTCACGAGTGGTATTTTCACTGTAAGTCCTGTCCAGCAATGAAACTTCAACATAACCAGACGGCGCACCTGATGGAAGAACTGTACTTGTTCTAATTACTGGTGTAACCGCTTCTCCATCTTCGCCTACTTCATTAATAGAAATATTGAAATCATCGTTATAATGCATGTTGTCTAAAACGCAGCCCTCAAAACTATTATACATATCCGTGAACATTAAATAGCCATCTGGCTGAACTTCATCATGCAAAAACCAGCGTACAGGAGCGATATCGGCAAGTGACTTCATCACGTTGTTGTAGCATTCTCCTGAAGTAGCTTGGTTCATCGTAGATGTGCCCAATACATCAAGGCCGATCCCGTATTTCAAATCCTCCATGCTGTTCAGCCAATTATCATGTGCTATATAGGAAACTCCAATAATCCACCCGTCTTCATAGTCTTCCATGCGTTTGAAGAAAGATGGTAAGAAATTGTAGCCACCAATTCCATTCTGGTAAGACTGAACTACCGCAGGGTTCAGTCCCGAAAACCACATATCCATGACGCGTTTGTGGAATTTAGTCTGACTTGCGTAGCGTGCGTACATAGGATAAAGTTCTGAAAATCTGGTTAGAGATTCAGCAAACTTTAAATGTGTGTCATTCTCTACTTGGGATACCGTGACCTCTGTACTAGCAAGAACCCTGCTTTGGAAAGCCTTAATGAAGCTTACTTCTATTGATTGGGTATCATCAACATTCCAAAAAACATTATCAAGTATATCATACCAATACTTCCGGTCAGCAGTTGCTTCATCGGTTACATAACTTTCTATTCCTCCAGTATCTATATATTCATCTCTGATTGGGTTTTCAGTACCTGTGTTTACTAGCTCAGAAATGTAATCAGGGGTAAAGTCGTCATTTGGTTCATCTAAATAGAGAATCTGCTTTTCTGAGATTTCATCGCCTTCAACGGCTGTCCCATCAACTAAAGTATCCAATCCAAAGTGAATTACGTAATCAATATTAATCGAATACGCAGGGTCGATCTCAAATCCTTTTGCTACCCGGTATAGCGCAGTATCCTGATATGCGGAAAACGCAATATTATTGAAATTGCCAGTAGCTGCAACCGTTGTGCAAGATGTGCAATTGTGTGCCGTCATGTTGAAAACGTTTAGCTTTTCTAACGTATAAAAATCGAAGCCAGTGTCTGTTCTGCTGGCTACATTATAGAGCAAATAAGCATCTTCAATGTTCGAAACTTCAAATCCCTTGGCATTGTTAAGTGGCGATCTGATTCTTATAGCTTTGTTATTCTTGGCTCTAAGATTTTTGATATTCTGTAGCTTAAATGCAATAGCATTGTTTCCAGTGATATCGGACACATTATTCCCGCGCACAAAGACAGTATCGTCCATGTTTATGGAAACATTATCCGGGTAATATTGCTCAATAGTTGGCATTTTTCACCTAAAAGCTAAACTTACCGGCTGAGTATAGCATAAAAAATCCTATGATATTCAACATTCGTTAGCCTTTATGCACTTGTAATACCTGTCATAGTTATCTCACGAATAAAACAATCCAGCGCCTGCGTTGTACAACTCCTCAACTTCGGCCTGAGTTAGCACCCTTGACCAAATCCCAACTTCATCTCCATAGCACCTCAGCCCGTTGAACCCATTGCCGTCTGCACCAAGGTTGTCTGGCCCCATTGTCTTGCCCGGAGCAACACCGGATAACCTTCCAGCCCAGTCACCATCAATCACAACGTAAAATCCTCCGGTGGTCTGGCTGTACACAACGTGTTTCCACGCATCTGTACCCAAACTTGTTACATGAGTCTGCCATGGAGAAGCACCACCAACGTACATCCCCGGATTACCATTTGTATCCACATACGAAGTGTACCCGTGCGCTACGCTGCTCAGAACAACCCCAGTACCAGCCCAGCCACGGGTACTTGGCATATAGAGCCAACAGGACACCGACCACGCTGCGTCAGCGCCGGTTTCGCCAATATCGAAATAGTTGTTCGCAATCGTAAAGTCTATTGCGTTATTGTGTTTACCCGGCACAGAGACTGGTGCACCCGTAGGAACAGCATCGTGCTTTCCGGTCGAATCGGCCCCATCTGGTGCGTCCAGGGAGTAATAGGCCCACAAGTCAACAACTAAGGAATGGTGCCCATCAAACGGTGGGTATACAGGTGGCGTAGGCGGCGTAGGTGGTCCAGGTGGGGTGTAATCGTCTATGGCGTACATCCCGTAAACGCCGCTTGATCCTCTGTCAATAAGTTCTGTGATCTCATTATCTAGTATGCTCATCCCATTAGCGTAAATTCCATATAAATTCCCATTATCAATAGCTAGGTCACTTACAGTGCAATTTTCAATCCGCCCTGTACCACTTGCCCAAATACCAGCACAACCAGACGGGCAATCAAAACCGCTTATTGAACAAGTATACGCATGGAAATTTTCTACATTGTTTGCATATAAACCTACATTATTAACAACAGACGTAGCTGTTTGTGTCTCTGTCGATTGTAATATGTTTATTCCTTGAACAGTAAATCTATCCGAATTCAAAATTGCCAATGCGGTCCCATATTGTGATGTTCGCTGTGGTTGAATCGTAACTTCATTTGGATTTTCAGCAAATAGCGAACCGGGCACACCATCAAAAACTATCGTATCGGCTGGCGTGTACGTCCCATCCAAAATTCGAATCTGATCACCTGCTGTAAAGTCCAGAAAGGCGCGTTCTATCGTCAGGTACGGCTCCTGCTGACTGCCTGTTCCTGTCGTGTCACTTCCTTCCTTAGACACCCAAATTATAATGCTATCAGGGGGCCATGGAGAAGGGTCTGCGTGGGGAAGTTCAGGTGATGGGGGTGTCGGAGGCGTTGGTGTTGGGGGTGGACCACTGTACCCTATAGGTGGTGCAGACACGTCTAAGAGGTAAGAAACCGAATCCTCCGGGTATTCGGGGTCGTATTCGGGAGAAGGAACCCGCCAACCGTCCCACATGAAAAATAAATTAGGAACATCCGTAGGATGAATAGCTTCGGTGAAGATCTGCTCACATTGTGCTTGCGATAGTGCTGTTCCTTTCCAAATTGAAAAGTTATAAGCTTTGCCATCCAGATTACGGTTGTCTGCAGGGTGACCCCATAAATGAAAATCCGTAAAAGTAGTGACTCCTCCAAGGAGTCTACCTAAATCACTGTCTGTTTCGGTCCCTCCCGAAACAGAGATACGATAACCATAACAATCATAGGTATCAGGACCAATATTCTCCAGTACACCTGCTATTAATAATTTTTCGCCAGTGGGGGGTGGGCCAGCAATTAGTGGCTCACCTTGACCGGCTGCTCCTTGATAGTGCATAACTGTATTTGCAACCGTGCTGCGTCCGTACCAGCCACGCCCGATGCCATTCCATTTCCAAGCATATTCAGCGTCTGCTGTACTGACTAGATCTACTACTGCCACCCAAGAGAAGTGATCATTAACAACCAGATCGAATGCAGTTTGATCGGGAGCTTTAGATGTAATATCTACATTGTTAAGTGCAGAAAATTCCCACCAAGCTGCATATATGGATGGCCAAGTCGTCATCTATATAAACCTTCTAGCTATAAAATAAACCATCTCCACCGTTGTACAGATCAGTTCTTTCCTGAGTCGTCAAAACTCTGTTCCAAATACCTATTCCCATCATGTTCCCATCAAAATAATAAGGACCATTGGATTTTCCAAATAGCAAACCGGCACTATCTAACCTACCTCCTATAAAACCGACACCACCAGTCGAAAGAATTTCAATCAAATTTTGATACCATTTATAATTTCCAGTACCACTTTTTTCAGTAATTGTTAACATATGCCAAGTTTCACGATCAACTGTTGCATCTGGCACAATTGCGTCTGCACGCACATTATGAAATTGTCCCATGTAGAGTTTACCATCAGTCCATGGGTAAACAGATGCTGAACCAATACCGGTTGACAAATGACAAATGCCAGTTCTCGTTGTTGCTGACGGTGTTGCATCGACTAACTTTAGCCACAATACTAAAGTTGCTTCATCAGTTGCATCATTATTCCATTCGCCTGAAATGTTTGGTATTGTCCAAGAATGTTTTCCAATAACTGCAAATTTAGTTGAAAATGAATTTGATGCACCAGCGGGCGCGTCAACATCTGCCATTTCATCAGTATCATGTAACGACGCTGCATCATAATTATTTGGAGTTGAATCTAGAACAGTTGTATTAGCAGCATCATCATTACACATATAATAAAGGACCAAATCGTTAGTTAGAGTTGCGTGACCGCCAAAAGGACCAGAAGGGGGCGTAGGTGTAGGACTAGGTGGTGTATAGTCATTTATTACGTATATCCCCGAAGCGCTGCTATTTCCTCTATCTATCAATCTCCTAACAGTATTATCTATAACACTGATCCCATTTGCGTAAATTCCGTAAAGATCTCCATTATCAATGGTTATATCTTCAATCACACAATCCTGTATGCGGCCAGATCCTATTGCCCAGATCCCTGCACAACCAGATGGGCAAGAGAAATCTGAAACAGTAACTGTATGCGCCACAAAGTTTTGAACAGCAGTTGCATACAACCCAACGGTATTAGGAACTGAAGTTGCTGTGACTGTTTCTGTTGATTGCTTTATATGTACACCCTGCACTGTAAATCTAGACGAGTTTGTTATTGCAATTGCTGCCCCATACTGCGAAGTCATTTGTGGTTGAATTATTGCTCCACCAGGCGTTTCCGAGAATATCGATCCCTCTAAATTGTTAATCGCAATTGTATCCGTTGGAGTATATGTCCCCTGCACGATACGAATTTGGCTACCACTAACAAAATCTTGAAGCGCTCTTTCAATTGTCAAATATGGATTGGTCTGCGATCCTGTTCCTGTAGTGTCGTTGCCCGTTGTAGCAACCCAGATAATAATGCTTGGTTCCAGTGGTGTAGAATCAGCATGAATACCAATAGTCAGAGTTACTAAATAAGTAATTGGAGAGTTATCAGCATTGCTACAAGAAACAGTCACAGTTGCTGTGTATGTTCCTAGCTCAAGTCCTTCGATATCTACGCGGTTCATTATCCGCTGAGTGTCACCGCTCCCACCAATCCAAACTACAAGCCAATCTGCTCCTTCTGAAATTGAAATGTTATTTAGGGTGCCTCCTCCACCATTAGTTACTTGAACAGTCTGTATCTGCGGGTCAGCCCGCGTGAGTACAGCATTGAAAGTCAGGCTTGTAGGAGAAAGCACTAGCGACGGATAGGCAAACGAGCCGGTTCCCATAGGGAATCCGCCGTCAAATAAACCCGTTTCAGAAAACCAAAGATAAAACGGGTGTGCTCCGCGCCAGTCTACCAAAATAACCTCTAGCTAATTGTCACATCTAATCCATCAGCGTAGGCAAACACGGTGCCTAATGGATCAGACCGTAAAAAATTATCAAGGCTCGAACTATCATGAGTGTTATACCCGCCACTCACCCAAAAACGTACAAAACCACTAACAGATGCTGTTCCTGATACAGTCAATTCTTCCCAGCTATTATTCACATTCGACATCTCTGATTCTTCATCGATTCCCAAACCAAACAGGTGAATTGCTGGACGCCGCCCGGTTGGAAGCGATGTGTTCTTTTGCAATGACAGCTTCACAGTAATTGTTTGACCGGAATCCACCGGGATTTCCAATGGATGATAGTGGGTTCCTGAAAATTCAGCTACGCAACTAAACGGAATTAGCTTAATCGCAAACGAATTATCGATGATAGTGCTTGCTTCTTGGTGCACTTCCCCACGCCCGCCAGAAATAATCACACGAGAAGCAGTCCCGAATAATGTAGACCATTGGTTTACGCCGCTGCTATTCAACAATTGAACATCAGCTAATTCATATGCACACATCCTATTCCAAAGACTTAGATCATCATAATCGTCCAAATTACTTTCCCACCAGATCCATTGACGGATGCCCCAATCTGGGCCTGCGACAGCCGTTGAATAGGTAGGTTCTTTAATAATGCAATTTTCAAAAACGCATGTACCGCCATTATTTATCCAAGGGGCTGTAGCGGTAAAAATCATATTATGAAAATTTCTTGTTACAGTACCAAAAGTGCAGTTTCTAAATTTCATGTTCATATCGCTAGCAACAACAACTGCACCTGTATTGCTTGCCTCTGTGTCACAATCATCAAATGAAGTATTTTCTACAATTGTCATACAATTATCATCAGATATTATGTATATTCCAACCGATCCATTATAGAATTCGCAGTTACGTATGAAAAAAATTAAAGCATGGCTATTTATAGTAATTCCACGCAACCTGCTATGATAAGCTTTTATATTTTCAAAAATGCCACCGAATTTATCATAGGTTGTTCCTGTAGACATTTCTGCTACGCCAGCCCCGCAGTGATGTTCTCCACTATACACACGAACGGTTCCAGCATTTCCTGAAAATGTATACTGGTTAGCTGACGCAGGATTTCTAGCAAGATTAGAAGACCAAAAACTTTGCAAATCTAATGCAGAGGTGTTCGTAACACATGTTTCAAAAATACCTATAAATGAAAGATGTCCATACGGGAATCGACCGTCGCAGTTATTGTTCAGAATGCCTTCTTGTGCTAAAACAAAATGAAGTTCATCACACAAATCAGTTGTTGCTTTGCATGTGCAGTCATTCATGAGTAGCACCCGACCAAGACTAGGTGGCTGGCCTCCTGCACATGTATCTAGAACAGTATCTTTTATATTTAAATTTCCATCAGTGAGTATCGCCTGATTAATATTAAAACCCGCAGAAGTTGTTGGGGGGGAACTTCTTCCGATAAATTGAAACTTTGTCCAATTAATATCTATTACCCAATCATCTGTACCAGAGTGGTTAGGAACATAAATTACGAATCCACGTAAGATCGCATCTCCTTTTATTATAATATTACGATCCAACTGAATCACAAAATCGCCTGCTTGATGGTCAAATGCTAAACTATCCAATGTGTAATTTGATGCGTCTGTTTTACCCGTAATTGTTGTTTTTTCTATTCCCCAATCGCCCGATTGTGTAGGACCAGGAGCAGTCCACATAACAGCGGTCTTATCCCCTCCCTGACCAACAACAAGCTCATCCCCCACAGACCAATCTACAGCGTCATCTAAAGAAATAGTTGGAGCATCCGATATATATGGCCAAGATTGTGTACCCAATGGTTGTGTTGTGACCGCTGAGTATGAATTTACACGCGCACGAATCCAATAAGCGCTAATGCCGTTTACCGAAGTCTTTATCCAATCTCCAGGTATTTGCCATTCAATAGTTTGCGTTCCAGAAGATTTAAATGCATATGATTGATTATTACCATCAGGAGTTAATATTCTATTCCAAGCTACTCCATTATAATATTCCCAATAAATCGTCCAAGTACCAGCCCCGGCTGTTCCTTGATTGAGCACCAATTTAGCAAATTTACCATCATCTCCCCAATAATATGCGTCGTTCATTGCAGGAACTGCAGGCAGTAGTGTCATATCATTGGCCGTGGCGTCATTTGCTTCCACAGTTTCAGTAGTAAGCGCCCCCCCATCATCTGCTACTGCAACCTGATTAGCGGATTGACTAATCGTAGTCGGAGCAGCCGTTAACTTTGTACGCTGGCTTGTAGCATCTGCCATATGGTATGCAACCGCACCATGTGTCACAAATTCCCCGTGCCAAATGTGCATTCGATATTGGTATCCAGCTAAACTTGTAAAGTGTACTGTTGCAGTTCTATTCGATGGTAGGGGGCTTCCTGCACTCTGCCCAATTCTAAAACGACCTAAGCCCCCACCCGTTGCACCATCTAAAACTACGTTAGTTTGAACTAAAAGTGTAAGGTTCGCACCTGGGTTATCCGCCCACTTCAACAAACCATAAACAATAAGATCAGCATTCGTCCACGCACCAGGACTACCGCCCATATCAGCATTGGGGTCGGTACCAATCGAATGATTAGCTGTTATTTCTATGGTATGATTTGCCTGAATTAGCGCCGAATCTCCGAGTGCAGGTACGCCAACGGGTAGCCATGATAATGGGTTATTCCATATTCCACTACTCGCCAATGTATTGGATACGTAAGCAACCATTTACGTCACCGTAATGCTGAACCCATCAGCATAAACTTTGCAACCGAACATGGTATCCCAATCCGCAGGGACGGTTGGATCTGGTGGTGAATAGTAGTCATCGCCAAACGTTACAGAAGGGTCATTTACATTCGAACCGCCTGATATGTAAAATTCAGCCACACCAGTCCACTGAGCGGTTCCAGTAACAGATAGTTCTTCCCATGTGTTTAACAATGCGGCAGTCATGCGTGATTCATCATTAATCCCAAGTCCTTCCAAGAATATCCCAGGAAGGTAGGCTAAGCCATCTGCTGTTTTCTTCATAGATAATGTAACCGTCAGCGTCTGGCCTGCGGTCAACGGGAGCAATATTGAACGGTGTCTTGTAATAAAATCTATGGCAGGACCAAATGGTAGTAGCTTGACTGCTGGGAATGTATTGTCAATTATCTCAGTCGTTTCGTTTCTAATTTCACCACCCCCAGCACCGACCGCTAATCGAGTAACATTCGGATATTGAACTGGCCACTGGTCTACATCGGAATAGTCTAAGACCCCACAATCAACATACTCTGCAGAAACATTGGGCGTCTGGTCCATGCGTGTGCGCCAATCTCCTGCGCTGCTTTCTCCACCCAATGAAAGCGCCCACTTATGTACATCTGTAGCCCATCGGTACGATCCAGCAACCCAATTCGCGGGTTCTTTGAATGTGCAGTTCTCTGCAATAATCCGGTAATCTCCTGTACCTAGCTGCGTACCCCCTATATGCACATTGTTATTGTTGTTTCTATCGTTTAATCCGAAAGTACAGGTATGGAAACGTAACAATCGGGGCTTCCCGGTCATATAAACAGCGCCCTTATTAGAGGCAGCATTTCCACAATCATCAAATGAGGAATTTAGAATTTCTATTCTTCCATGAGTTCCAGAAAACTGTAGGCCGTTCTGTCTATTGTTGTAAATTTCGCAAGTATCAAACATCATGCTCACACGACGAGCGTCAGGATGCGTGACTGCAGAGTAATAAGCATTGTAGATCTTAACATTGCGAAAAAGCATCAACTCAGGTGTGGTTTGAACGCCACTATCAGTTATACTTATTCCGTGATATCCTCTATGAATTTCTGTGTTCACTACTGATCTGACCCACCCCTCAATTCCGATTCGACCACTACCTGACCACGTAGAATCCGATACGTATATAAACCCATCTACATACAACCCCAAATTAGATGATTCAGCAAGGATACCAGCGTCGAACATTTCTATAGCACTGCAATCGTGTATGACAGGTCTTCCTTTTACATTACTTGCAAGCTCAACTAGGGTATAGTGATCCCAACAATGGCAATTATCCATCATAGTGTGCTGATCTTCCAAATCAAGGGTGCACTGAAAATAGAGTACTTTCCCAGGCGTTGCAGTTGTGGCAGGATCGCTAAATATACACCCCTCCAGTACGAAATTGTTAGGATCAAAATGTGCATTGGTTATTGTCGATGGTGAGCATGCAAAATATATAGCAGATCGTGAGTCAGTGGTGCTCGTTGCACAATAAAGAAAACGTGCCCACCGTATGTCGTATTTAATGTTTGCCGCTGTAAGCGTAGTACTGGAAGTTGAATATAAAGTTAATCCCTTTAGGGGGCTGGCACTTCCTCCTCTAATCAGTACATTGCCAGAGTCATGAACAACCACATCACCAGCCACATGATCATTGGCAAAATCAGCGGTATAAGAAGTAGCACCAGGGGCAGTTGCAATCACAATCTGTTCACACGCAGTAGGTGCAGTTGTAGGGCTTGCCCCTGTCCCTACCCATACTGTGTCGCCCATTTGCCAGCCCGTAGAAATATTTGTTTGAAAAGCAACGGGAGTTCCAGGATTTGCGGTAACATTACCTACTAGCCGTGCACGAAGCACCCCCGAAGTCTGGCGGTAATCTGGTGCACCGTGGATAACAACATCACCATCGTTGTTCAATCTCCAATGGTGGGTGGAAGATAAATTCGATGGAAAATAAAGTGTAGCCGTCCGCGTGTTTGGAATAGGGCTTGAAGATTTTCCTATCTGAAAGGTGCCTCCTGCATCAATCTTCATATTACCGCGAACTTCAAAAGTCCAATCGCCTGTTGGTGGGGCTTTCCACCTTAATGTACCGCGATTTTGAACAGTAACTACAAACGTAGTTTGATTGTTTGGTGAAGTACCTACTGTAGTATCTCCATCAATCTCAACAATGTGTGTGCCAGCAATCGTAGCGGTGTCCCCAGCAATAGGAGGGCCACCACCAGGAAGCCACGTCCCAGCGTTGGACCAATCGCCGCTTGCTTGTGAGGTGTAGGCTACCATTTAGAGTATCGTAAAAGTCCCAGGTATTACATATTGTTTGTCAGAAACTGCAATCGTTTCGTCCACTGGAAGATATGAAACTCCAAATTCGTCTTCTAGATAGTACTCGTTGATTATAACTGCATCTACAGAATCCACCGCAAAATCGCCGTATCCTTCTTGGAGTACGATTATAATATCGCTCTTCTGAATATCTTGCCCCAACCTGTATGTTGCCAAAAATTGAATCAACGCATTTCTAACTCTATTTCTAGTCGCGGGGCCATCTGCATTAGTTTTCAAAGTCAGCGTGGCATTGATAATGAACGACAACGGGTATGCGTGCTTCACTAGCGCATCCGCAGTAAGCACATTATTATCATCCTCATCAAACGTGCTTTGAAGCTGTGCAATGTCTGCTCTATATGTATATGTAACTTCAAATGTAGTTCCAGGTGTTAATGATGCAGAAGCTCTAATTTCAATATAATCTTGTGCAAGCGCACTCCGTCTTAATGGTGTAGAATTATCTAAACGCACATCATAATCCGCAGTACTGACAACTCCCGAAATAGACGATGAGACAGAAGAAACTGATACTACTGGTGGATTTTCAAAATAATATCTGGGGGTATTCGTTTGATAAGTAAACGTTTGGGTATCTGCAGCTATGTATGTATCAATAATAAACACATCGATTCCAGTAGCTCTTTCAGAATCAGCATCTTCAACGCGTACCGCATGCGCATCAATAAATCCTGCTGATTCTACATAGGCAGTAATCCCATTGACCGTGTTTAAATCTCTTCCTGTTTTAGTTGCCTGAATTCTAGCTCTAAAATCCTCATTTGATTCTGCATCAGAACCGCCGCTGCTCGCTGCAAGATTCGTTACTCCCGATATCTGTGTTATTGATCCTGAAATAGTAATAACGGTGCCTGTACCAACATTACTATCCGATCCAGTCTCTTCTGCTGTACATAGCACGGGAAATTCATATCTGTTGCGGTCATAAGAAAAAAAGTCGGTAATGGCAGATACTGCTAAGGAGTAATCAGCTACTGTTTCAAAAACCACTGGAGAAACAAATGATGTACCGACTGTTTGTATTTGAGTACCTGCAGGAATAAAAATGTCAGAGGTAGGAATAGTTTCCGTGTAAAAGGTAGCAGTAACTATTGCAAATGTTCCAGCAGACCTTTCTAATTTATAATTGGTTCCTTCTAAATTTAGTTCGGCAGTGTCTTGTTGCGACAAAATGAATTGATCATTGACTGTTTCAATCTGGTCAAAAACTAAAGAGCCACCAACCGCTTGTGGAAGCAGTACAAAATCTTTAGTAAGACTGTTTTGTCCAGTATCAATCTGCCTATTATAGGCTTTCAAAAATGTTTGAAGCTCGCCTAAGACAGTCTCTTTTGATTTGAATTGTACCATGGTTACCTCTTAAGATATTTGATTCTGCCTTCCAACAGCCAAACTAACAAATTCATCGAGCAGATTACGAATCTCTATATCAACAAGCATTCTTCTTGGTTCCGTTTCATCTATATAAGTTTTAATTTCTTCAATAGTTTCTAACAATTCAGATTTCTTATATAGCCTATTTGTATTTACATATAAAGTCACTGATTCATTACCAGGAATTCCAACTATGTTAGTTCCAATTACAATTTTTTGGTTAGTCAAAAACTGCGATGGAGTAACGTTAATCTGCTCAACCTGCGGCGACACTGCACCTCTTCTAAAAGTTTTTGATATACCATATTCATAAACACTTCCATTTTCTAAGTTTAGATCTGAAAATCTGTGGGTCACTTCACTTTTAGATATTTTAACAAATGTATCTGAGGTATCTCCACTAAAGTCAACAGGACCACCCCGTCTATATATTGTGTATCCAATAAAATTAGGGTTTATAAGATCCGTTTCTTCCACTTGAATGCGTTTGAAATTTCTCAAAATTAGGGAAATCAATGTTTGTAGTTGTCTTCCAGATGTGTCCGCAGGAATATTTAGTGGTAAACCTACCTTTTCGTTTACAAGCGCCCGCATTAATTGTGTTACAAGTTTACTTTTTCCATTAATAAATTGAAGATCACCTGTCGGAGTAAGTGTAAGGGTAGCTTTTGGAGAAAATCCAGTTATCTCTTGTTTAAAATTAACTCCCAAATCATATTGAACGGTAGGGTCAAGTTTCATAATTATTCCTCGCCACCACAGATTTCTATAGCAGATTTTATTTCTGTGAGCACATCAATTATCTGATCGATTTCTTCGATCTTTAGGCTTTCTCTGTTTAGTGCCGCAATAAACTGTTCCACTTCAAATCGCCGTTCTTCAACGTCTGCAGTCAAAAATTCCCGTACTTTATTATTAGCTACGATAAGCGACGACACAGGGTCACAATCAGCATAAGGTCGCGCATAGCGCCCCACGTAGCCTAGAGGAGCTTCAATGACTGCTATTACCTGCTCTATCACAGCTAGCTCAGCTTCATAACGCAGCTTCTTCAACTGGTCAGTGAGGTTCGTAGGAACCAAAGCCAACGTAACTTTGATCGTAGTAAAGATCGCAATACTGCTGTCAATCAGAGCTTCCAGCGTAGCCCGGAAATCCCCAATGAAGGATACCCAAGCGCACAGGCAAGCATTGTCTTCTAGTTTAGATTCTGCCATAAAAATTCCTCTGGTATACTATAGCCAACTATGAACCGCCTACGTTAACTTCTGAAAAATTTCCTTGGAAATTCTAGGATTTAAAGTATTATGTTATAAAACGGGAGGTAAATTAATATGGCAGACCACCTCAAGCTCCATAATGATCTAGACGCAGTAGGTTCTCGCATTGTCGCTGAAGCCTCCGGGCTTGAAATTGCTTCTACTTCCTATCATACTTACAAAAACATAGATGAAGCAATAGTAAATTATATAAAAAACAAAGAGTTCAGCAACGGTGATAGGTTATTAATCTGCGACATCTGCCCCACCAAGGAAACGGCCTTACTGATTGATAAAGAAGCAAAAAATGGATTGGATGTCATTTTAGTGGATCATCACAAAACGCGTGCCTGGGTAAAAAAATATGAATGGGCAACCGTAGATTTAACCAAATCAGCCACCGAAATCCTGTTTTCTCTTCATGAAGGCAAGACACAGGGAACATATTTTGATTTTGTAAAGACGGTAACTGCCTGGGATATGTGGCAACTAGATTCTCCCTATAGAGAACGTTCCGAGCAAATGAACACCCTGTTAGGCTTTATTGGTAAGGATGCATTTGTAAAAGCTTTTCTGGAGAGCCTAGACGCCGATACTAAAGAACCATTCAAGACCATCATAGGGTATTTGATTGCCCGCAAAAAACGCTATGTATCCCAAGTAATTAGGACACAGCTAGAAAGAACACGGCTGTACGCAGACGGATTCAGAAATAAATTCAAGATCATATTCGCTACCGATTACATTTCAGAAATAGGGCACGCAGCCCTAGACCACCCAGCTTCTGAGGATCTGAATTATATTTGTGTCATCAACCCCATTATAAACTCGTGCTCGTTACGCGCTAGGACTGGTGAAGTTGACGTGGCAGCAATCGCTAAGTATTTTGATGGGGGAGGGCACCCTGGTGCAGCAGGATTTCCTTATGAATTTACCGAAGAAATTGAAGCTAAAGTTTGGAAATTATTGAATAGTTTAGAAATTAGCTAAACAATAGTTTGCACACCAACCGGTGCTGGAAATGTCGCAGTTCCCCCGCTTTGTGCAGTATGGATCGTATTTGCAATTGTAGTTAACGCCGCTTCTTTTGCTACAACACCAGTCGTATTCGATGCAAAATCAAGATCCAACAGACCCTTAAGCGCAGCCAAACCACCGGGGGCTGCGATAGCCGTACATGCAGAAAAAATAGTCGTTGCATCTGCAGTTAGTTGTGTCCAATATGCTGTAATTCCAGCTACGATTTTGGTTGACCCCATATCCTGCACCGACATTCCTGTAAGTGCGTCTTCCATTTGATCCCGTGCATCGGCTGTAGCAGTAAACGGGGGAGGAATTATAGGAACAGCACCAGCCATCGCTGTCTGAAAATACGTATCAAAAGAGTCTGCCCACGCAGCCGTTGCCTGTGCTTCCATCGTGAAGTTATCAATGTTTGCAATCAATGCTGAAGCTAATGTAGCGGGTAAAAGAGCCATTTTAGTCTACGAAGTTTTTCAGACTAAGGATTGTAGCTAATGTAGCTTGGTCATCTGGTGTAGGTGGCCCAGATGGGCCAGTCCCCGTGGGGTGCTTATGCGCAGCAAGCCAAGTATATAATTGTTGCCCCAACACCATCGGGTCTACAGGAGGCCCTTCAGTCGTTCCGCCAATCCATGTACCCGCCGTGCTAATAATATGCGTAGTAGTACTCGAATTTATAACTGTTTTTCCGCCTAGTGGAGTGTTTATTGTTAAATTACCAACTGCGTCCATTTTAATAGAAGCTACTTCTATTCCCGCAGCGTTCATTACAGCTAATATGGCATTCAGCCAGGATGCTGTACCAGCGACTCCTGCTTCCGTATGGGGCTGAAGTATCCCTGCATCTTGAGAGGCAATCGGTTCAATAAAAATATCACCTAGTTTGAACGTTGCTTTTGCAAGAGCAGTAGCAGTATCGTAAATTGTAGTAGTAGCTTCTACTGCACCTTGCTGCGTTTGTGGGTTCTTAGCGATAAAGTTACCAACACCAGGAAAGAAGCGCATGACAGCGCCCAATGTGGTAATTTGCCCGCTTGCATCATTTACAATCGTTTGACTTAATACTTGTAGCGTTCGTATCGTGGTCTTTCCTGCATTGTAAATATATTTGATCCCCTCGTTTACACCACCCATCAAGGAAAAATTGCGCGAATTGGAAAGCGATAACCAGATTCCTTTAGCTAAATTTCCAAGGACAGTTTCTCCTCCATGTACCTTTTTAGCTTTTAGATCTTCACCAATTTCCGTGCCATCACCTAGCTTAACTATAGCAGGATTACCGTCCTCATCTTCCTGGCCTAGCCCAAGCTTTACTTTATACTGATTATCTATTTTCCCTATGCAATAGTAACTTGAAGGACCACCAATAACTAGGACGATATCGCCTACCATAGGAAATGAAAAATTCCCATGACTCATTATGACACGCGCATCAAAAATCTGATGTTCACCAGACTTAAGCCATGATGCACTTACCACACGTTCTTCAGGAAACACCGCTGTTACGCGTGCTTCGAATAAAAATGCGTCTAATGCCATGGTAATCCTCTAAAGAAACAATACCAAAAATACTAATCAAAGCCACTCATCGTCATCAACCGGCCCACTTACGTCCGAAGATCCATAAGTATTATCCAGAAATTCCATTAATTCTAGTTCTTCAATAGTATCTTGGGTTGCATCTAAATAATTTTTCCAATCATCAATTTTTAGTTTGCTCCAAAATTCTGCTGGTTCGAATCCCTTAAGATCGTACACGGTTTGTGTTGCCACTAGTAAACTATTCAAATCTGGTGGCAATTCCAAATCTCTTCTTCCAAAACTGCCATTGATGTTGGTCGTAGCATCCCCACCAACCACGAAATTATGCTCTATAGAATTTATATAAAATACATTGTTATCTTCACTAAAAATTACCGGTGATGCCAGTTCCAGTTCTGGTCGAAAAGCAATAACCTGCTGACGAGTATACAACTCAGCGTTAGCAAACTGCATCATTACCATAGCTGCTACGTCCAAAAATGTTATCTTCTTAGCGATATTCTGATTGATATTGAAGAGTGTATTATTAATTTCTTTTCTACGATATCCATACTTGGATATCATTCGTTTATCTCTAGCGCTTCCATATAAAGTTAAAAGTTCTGGAGCGGTAGAGCCTATTACTTCATCTACACCAGTCACGCGCAAAAAGGTAACCAATTCTTCAATATTTAATGCACTATTCACAGAAAAAGTTTCTTCAGGAGTAATTACTTGGGAATGAGGAAATGAACGTGGAACAAATTTTTTATTATTGGGAGATGATGGATCATAAGTTGTTGCATTGTTCATTAGAAAGTCATTGGTTAACCGCATTGGATGATAATGAACATTCCCGCATCCATCAACAAAAAAATCATAATAAACTTTGCCTGCAACTTCATTTATTACATCTAATCGTGTAGCAAAGGTAGATGTAAATAAGTCTGGGGATTGGAGCGTCCACACTCTATAGGGAGTCATTTTATCTCCCCATGTAATGAGTTTGCGCACGCGTTGATGAGAAACATAATCTAATCTATATTTGTCAGTAAACTGATCTTTATACACGCCAATTTCGTCTAAACCCTCCTTCAGTTTAAAATCATCCCCATCAACCGGATCGAATCTACCTAATGCAGTTAATGGTAAGCCTTCCTCTTCTATTGGGGCATGCTCTGGGTCATGTACTTTAGGAATAGCGGGAGCATCTGTAAGGGTAGGCTTTCTGGTTATATCTACATTGAATTTTTCTTGAATTTGATTTGCGCGTGCTGAAGGATCATAGACTAGCTTACCGCCTCTGAACATGCGGTCAACTATAGTAAAGTGGTCATGCCCATAAAACGGCTTACTTAAAAGATTGATCGCATCTATTTTTTTATCTTCAGCTTCTTGCTGAATGGCAGGGTTAATCATCTCCACACTTATTCTTGCTAACTCAAGCACGTCCTTGCAAGAAATCTGGTACTCAACAAACCCATTAGAATCAGTAGGGGAAGTTGAAACAATGAATCCATCAAAGATTGGAAAATACCAGTTCTTATACAAACGACCCCTTCCCCAAATAACAATTGGAAGCATAGGCGCTAATAATTGATTGAATATCCTAAATGCTCCATCAAAAAATATTCTGTAGTTGCCTTTACCATCTTTTAGTGGATTTTTTATATCCTTGAATGTAAGAGATGCGTTCCCTATCTCTTTACGTGCTTTACTTACACTTACGTTCGTTAGGAAATAGTTAATGATACGATTCACAAAAAGGTTCATGTCCTCTTCATTGTGCGAAGAAAACTCATAATCTTTAGTAATATCAGCTACAAAATCTACACGATCTCCAACAGACATCACATAATCAAAGTATCTTTTTGTAAATACAAATAGCTTATCCGCAAATTTTGCAAAAAACCGAGGGTCTAATGGGCGCTTCCCTTTAATAGCTTTTGTACTTTGTACAAATTGATGCGTAAAATCAATAGCTATTGTAATTTCTGGATGATACACATCTTGTGGTACCACAGCTAATAAATTATTGTCTACGTGGGATGATTTTAGCGGATACGCTTCCATAAATTTTACAATTTCGCTTTTGTCCAACGCGTTAGTCGCCAGCACCTGATCTTCTTTATCCGGTTTGGAATATAATTCCTGGACAAGTGCCTTAGCTATAAGATCATTTGTATCGATTTTTATTGGCATCTTATCTCTAACTGTTTGTAAATTTGTTAGTATTATCTTTATCTGTATGCGCAGGATCTAGCTTCTTAACTTTTTCTGAAAGATTAGAAAGTATTACAAAAACAAGACTGTAAGTCCAACTCCATGGAGATTCAGCCGAAATTGAAAAATTGAATTGCTCAAAAAACCCTCTGTAGATATCATTTCCCAATTCTAAAGTAATGATATCATCATCTGCGTCTGCATCGTCATATATCTTTTCTAGTTTCTTGAACGTTTTATATTTCGGAGATAATTCTAGTAACTCACTGTATGTCATTGTGCCCAAAGTAACATCATTAAATATAGAGTTCATCTGGGAACTAACATTTTGGAAACTTTTCCAGCCTTCATTCCCTCGAAGATTTTGTTGCGTGTTAGGCGACCATGCTAGCGATTCCATAGTAGCATCAGCAACAGGGTCTAAGACGCCTTTTGTAAGTGAGTCAGGAAGCAAATTTCCAGTAACGCCCTCTATATTTATTACCGTAAGTTCATGACCCCAATCAAACACAATAAAACGGTCAGGTGCACTTGTCTGTACTTTTTGGATAACTTTGGCTTTTGTAAAACCTATGTTTCGAGGATTGATCTTCAATATGATTTTGTCGATCTGCTTTTCATTAATGGGTTCTCCATACGCTGCAGCAGCTTGGAGAATTTCGCCGGGGTATCTTCTAAATATGAGTTTTTCGGCCTGCGCATCAGGCGTCAGAAAGTCTACAAATTTCTTTGAAATCTCTAGTGCACTATTTTTTCCCATGGGATTTACCTACGTTAAAGTTTAGATCCAACCGGTGTTCTTTCTCCAGCAAGATTTTCACCGTCACCACCCGGTATACGCATTTCGGCGCTTGGTGTCTTTTTTCCGCTTATGTGATCTAGATAATCATTAAAAACCTTTGCAGCCGCTTTTCCACTTTGTTTTCGTGCTGACGCATACTTTGGACCCCAATCAGGGTCTGCTGCTAGCTCTTTAGAACGCCGAGTAGCCGAAGCATATGTTGCTGCTACTCTGTATTTTTCTCTTTCTTCTTCCGCGCTACCGGTCACCCACTTAGCCAATCCGCCAATCGTAGCCATACCAGTCCCCAAAGTACCTTCCCCTTGCTGCTGAGCGTAAGAATGTATCAAATCAAAACCGGTAGCTCCTGCAAATTCCTTTGGTTCTAGTGCCCCACCTTTTCCTCCATGTTTTTTCATTACATCTGTCAGGTAATAACTAGCCTGTGCAGGGGACATAGTTTTTGTCAATTCCTCCATAGCTTTTCTCTCTAGCTTCTGCTCGGGGTCTTCCCAAAGTTTAGAAACTGCGCCCCATATCTCAGATAACCAGTTCACTATAGGTTGTAAATAGTTAGCAGCAAAATCTGCTGCTTTTCTTTCTAGCAATTGTTGAATTGTTAATAACTTTGTAGCAGTTTTTCCTGCGTGTTCAATCAACTTCCCCCGCTGCTCATTCCATATCTTTTCATTTTTTGCTACTGCGTCTCTTTCTGCCTCATATTGCGCATTCATCTTTTTTGTTTCTTCAGAAGTTATTTTTCCTTCCACAACAGCATCAGCAAGGTGCTTCTGTACATCTGGGGGAAATTCCATCTTCTCTGCCATTTTACGAACTTTTATCTTAGCTCTTGATTTTTCTGCTGCTGTGCCGCCTTCAATACCTTCAGGAACAATTTCACGCAGGAAGTTCATGGCACGCGATAGTTGTTCTCCATAATCTATATTTTCAAATTCAAGCGCACGCTCTGCTGGCGTAGCACCCTTTCCTAATCGTGCCTTCATACCTAGATCCATAGAGGCTTTCCAGGAAGTCACTGTTGCTGCGATATCTTTACGCACGCCAACTGGAACACCCTTCAATCCCATCTGTGCTTCTTTTCTCATCATAGTATTGTACAAAGCAAGGATACCATTTACGTCTGTTTTGTACGTCTGTGCTGAATTAATCATTTTCTGCCAATCTGACAGAAGCTCATCTACACCAATATTGTCTATTTGGGTGGCTGTTGCTATCGCAGCCCCTAACATCTTCCTTGCTTCATCATTTGCTTTTCCATAATCCTGCTCCATCTGCTTAACAAACATACCGCTCTGCTGCACTTTTACTCCAAATGCTTTTTCAATGGCGTATAATTCTTGTGCAGCACCGTATGTAGTCTTATATTCTCTTCTTCTCGTCTTTTCCGAAGCCTCGTGTGCTGCTATGCTTGCTTCCTTTTGGTCTTTAATAATTCTCATTTGTCGTTGGCTTGAGTATTCCTGATCCCACATGCGTTCTTTCATTAGTCCTTTTTTATGTTCAAATTCTTCATCTGTCATAGTAGTTTGGTTATCAGATAAATCTCGTTGTAATCGACCAACATCCTTAAATGCGTTATATTCACTCTTCGACAATCTCTTCAGTTCTTCCGTCATCGCCACGGGGCCTTCAATCCATGTTTTTTTCTTGAAATGCGTTCCTTCTATCTCTTTTGCACTCATTCCCATCTGAGCCAAAGAACTTACAACCCCACCAGCTTCTTCATAAGTTGCAGCAAACCCACGACGAAGTTGCATTACCGCTGCCCTAGCTGAACCGATTTGTTTCTGCCCTCCTTCAAAATGCGCAGAAGCTTGGCGTGTCATTCCGCTAAGCATACGCATGTTGTTGGCGGCTTTTAATAGTAAAGTAACAATAGTTCCTAACCCAATACTCATTCCAGTAACTTGAGCAGCCGAACTTTTAGCAAAACTCGCCGTGCTTTTTGGTAGACCTTTAATATCTTTTTTCATCTTTGCATAAAATTTAGATATCATACCAGCGTTTTTTGCTGCGGATTTTGTCTCTTTGTTAAATTTTTGCATGTTAGTCGTTGACTCTTTTACACTATCTGCAACTTCATCTATCCCCCTTGCCATATAATTTACAGTTGTTACAATTTCTTTTAAAGCAGCATCCAAACTATCACTAGAAGTATTAACCGTCTCCATATACTCACGCATCCCACCCATCGAAGTTTGCATTCCTTGCATGGCGTCAGCTACAGTTGCTGAACTGGTAGCCATTTTCGCCATGGAGGCTTCCATGCTGCTTACTGCACTTGGATCAAAGGAATCTGCCATTATATTATCACAATTCGTCAGAGGAAGTAGGGTGCGTTGGGAGGGGTGCACCCTTGAATTCCTGAAGATTGTCAAGATCCCCACGCAAAACTAACCTATCGTTAGGGGACACTTTTCCCTTCATAGCTAATGCCTGCTTGAGTGCCTTGGCTATCATAGTATCTTCAGGCATTTCACCAGTAGCCCGTCCATACGCCTGTATGTTTTTAAATTCTGAGTTCACCTTATCATATTTACCTGGGGGTAATTCTCCTTGAATTGCCTTTTCTTTCAACCATACTTCAGGGTTTATATATAGTAAAGCTTTATCAAATATGCCTTTTCCGATCTCTACCTTGCTAGTAAAATCTTTACGTAAGGCAGATGCTAACACAAGTTTTTGGAAAAGGTTTAAGGACTGAAATCGTGGATCGGTAGGGAGAACTTTGAATTGTGTCATTATCTCTAAATTAAGATTGAAGAAGCCGCTCGTTTCTATTTTTTTTTTGCCTCCTCAAACATTTCATTTATTTTTATCTGAAAATCCATATACTTATCGTACATGATCTCAATGATTTCCATTGACTTTATCTTTTCGTGCAGAATGATGCGTGCCATAGTCAATGATGCTGGGTGTTCATTATGTTTATCATAATATTCCTGTTGCTCTTTTTGTGTAAGTACGAGTGGTGTATGGTTAATTGTAACGATAACTCGTGCTAATGTTTCCAATTTTTCGGTGATCGCCTGTGCACCAACCGTCTCAAATTTATGCGCCGATTCGATAACATCGCGCAATTCATTTGGGGTGAGCGTTCTGAATTTAACAATAAATTCGTGCTTATCGTCTTTATATATTACGATTGGCTCAGATTCCGCATATCCCATAAAGAACAATTGCTCAAAAGCATAAAACTCAGAATTATGCTCTATTTGGCCAATGTCTTGCGGTGGCAAATTAGTAATATCGGAAGGGGGAATAGGCTTCGTTGTCATAGCTGCGTTCCTTTTCGTTTCGATAAACTATAAACTATAAACATTAAGGAGGAACTGGTAAGTTTTGCCCCGTGACAGTTCTGCACTCAAATGTCATGGATTCGACAATCCTAGCAGTCCCAATGTTTATTTCTTTGCTTGCAGCGGTCGCCACACAGTCTTCATAAGTGATCAGTCGATATTCGGTATTTGCACTCCCAGGATCTTCCGTATTGGAAGATTGAACCGGGCTATTTGGGATAAACATCATTTCGTGAATATGCAACGTCTGGTTCAGATCTTCAATTGTATAGATTTGAAAACCCAGAGCCTGCAGGATGGACGTTTGGTATAGCTCAACGTGGTCAATACTTACCTGGATGTCCGTACCAGCCCATACGATTTCTTTAGTCTGGGCACCTCTTGAAAAATAAACTTCACGAATACGCTCTGCCGTTCTGGAGAACGTAGACGAGAACTTTTCAAAAGAACCTATTTGTGCTCCAGACCCCACCGTAACAGCGTATGAGTAAAATACGCTATGCTGGGTATTGGGCAATGCATTGTATGGATAAGGCATGTTTCACCTCTTATGCAGTAAATGACAACACGAATGTAAACGTTACGTCCATCCACTGCAAGCCAAATGCGGGTTTAATCTTGCCAGTAACATTCAACTGCCGTGGCTCTTCAACATCTTGTGCTACCGAAATGTCTCTATATTCAGCTATAATTGCGTCCCCTGCTAATGAATTCAAAATATTGGTAGATGCAGCCTGTACCTGCCCAACCAATGTTTGTGTAATTGGCGCGTTCCTAAACGCTGCCCACAGCCCTTCCCTCCAGTACTTCTTCACGTAATCTGCAATGTCCTGCACGCCGAGGGATTCTGTAAGCGCATTGGTTGTATCTGTGGTAATCGCCATTACATTACGCACAACTTCGCCCGAAATCTTGGCAGGAGAGACGCCACGCTGTACCAGATAGTTTAGTTCTTCTGGAGTGAAGTTATCAGTAAACAGCACATTAGGAATAATCTCGTCTGAGATCTCACGCCCGATGCTTACCGAGCAAAGCTTCCCAGCCAATGCAGCGGCATAGAACCGCGTATCATAGGTGCCTGTGTAGCCCACAACGCTGCTAATTGCACCGGGGGTAACGGGGACCACCATACGCTCGTGTGCGTAGCTCTGAGCGAATGTGGCAGCGGCCTGATAGCCTGTGGCTTGTGGAAGCGAAGCAATCACAGTTCTTTCTTGCTTATTAGCAGGCTGAGATGCCAAAACAGCATGATTGAAGAAAATATTCGCAGCCGATGTGGTATTCAGGGTTCCAGAAGACATCGGGTTTAAGAATAGTTTATAGTCTGTAACCTTATCCAGTTCATCGCGCATAGCAATAAACGCAGTTTCAAGTTCAGCATTCGTTGGATTATCAGGGTCTACCGCGCCGCTCAAGTTTAGTTGAGCAATAATAACACCTAAAGCTCCAGCATTCAGCCCTAGTGCGCCTGCAACAGACACATCATTGATCGTTCCATCTGTCCTAGTGCCGTTTCCGTGGTCTGCATAAATAAGGTTTTCGTTCAAGTAGAGCATTGGTGTGTAGGCAGATGCTGGGCGAGTTTCAGTAAAAGTAACATAGTAAGAATCGCCTGCGGTTGGCTCACTTGCGGCACCATTCCAATTAATCGTATTTCCAACTAAACTATAATCAGTACCCGCAACGTAACTAGCAATTCCAGGAAGATCGCCAACACTCACAATCTCATTAACAGTCGTAACTGTTGGCAAATTTTCCCAAGCGCCAGTTCCCCTGGTTAGTTTTGAATCGATGATTTCACGATAGGGATCGCCTTCCCCGATGTACGTAGGGTACCGCTGGAAAAGTGGTGGGGCGATAATCCCCGCATCATTTACTATCCTAACAATGATCCCAGGTATTCTTATTGCCATTGTGTTTCTCCGTAGTTAATCCTGCATAAGCTAAAACATACGTTACCATAAAGGCTATCTTTAAATTTAACTCCTGTTTACTCAGTAATGACCGTCGATCTTCCAGTATTTGGATCATATTCGACATAAAGCTCCAAATCTAAAAGAATGCTAAGTAGCCGTTCTTCCATGGCTCTTTCTTCTTGCCAACGGCTAAGAATCCTTATACTCATTTCCCTGGCATAAATAGGGTAATCAATAGTAGGCTCTTTAACCTCTGATTCAGCCCCTAGTTTAGGAGCTTCAGGTAAGCGAAGTCCCTGCCTTAAGAAGTAATCTTTAGCATCTGGATGAGACAAATAAATGCCTGTAATATCTGTCAAATTATCCCGTTCTTCTATTGTAGTAGCCCTAACGTCCAATGATAGGTTTATGTCAAAATCCCCACCATCTCTATACGTTTGGTCTGTATCATCAGCCTTGGCTGTGTCCAGTAAATCCTTAGTAAATGAAACGTACTGTAGGCCACCAGTGACTTTCCCAACGAGCACAGCAGGCAGTACGCGGTATTCCCAAGAAGCCCGCTTTACAGCTTCAGGTGTCCTGGAAAATTGTATGGATTTTGTCCCATCTGTAAAGATCAAACTTTCTTTTTCATTAGCAATAAAGATATAATTCAGGTATTGACACATAAAGTCCTTCATAAACCGAATGCCTCTGTACCACATAGTTAGACTCATAATCAGCACCCTGGATCGTATTCAACATCGTAAATACTACTTCGTGGATCTAGTTCTACCATGTCGAAATGTTGAGAAACCAATATGTGTTCTATGTAAATTGGGGTATAGTTTACCACTTGATAGCGCTCTGTAGTTGATGGTCGAATAATTATATCGTGCTCCACAATTGCAGGACTATAGGGAGGAGGAACAGTCCAAAAATCGGCACGCGTTTCTTGCAAAAGGCCGCTCTCCGTAATTTCAAAATCTGATTTAACTCCTGGAAACGCAAGGAGAAATGAATTAGGTGCAAATTTCTTTCGTATCTTTGGAAATGGGTTTAACCACTGCTCAAATCCAAACAAGCTTCGTTGAAATCCTTCTTCATTATCTCTGACTGGTTGCATTGCAGGAAAATTAACCAATGGATTAATATTTCCAAAATTAAAGTAAACACTGTTGTCTGCTGTAAACGGCGGTGTATTAAACACTACATAAACTGCATCGTTAATGGTATTCCCATCGCTATCTATTTCATCTTGGAAAATATCGAACGTGTACTCATCCCTATCAGGAATAAACGAGTACTTATCCACGGCAGCTTCCCAAACAGCGGTTCCTCCAGAAGACTGAACAGTCGCAGTAAGTGTCCCAATATCTGGATACGTACTTGACAAATCAGTTGTCTCTGACCACAAACAGTACCGGAGCATTCCAGTGTCTGGATCAATACTATATGAGTGCGACGAAGCAGTCTCTGTTATTGTGCTTACCCTTCTAGACTCCTTTTGGAACGGTGCAGTTAATCTTGCTTTCCTTTGTAAAAGAAAACAAGCCTCACCACCCACTTCAAGAAGCGTGTTGTTTTGCTTGACGGCAAAGGTAAGAATCCTGTTAGCTCTGCGCGTCTTATACGGTGGTTTCCAGAATGGACTCATTCAACTTCCTATTGGTAATCAGGGTACAGTTTAAACTTTACTGTATCGCCTTTGCCTCTCCATCCCGGCATTTCAATGTAGGACTGCACATTCCACCAGCCCTGACTATCCCAATCTCCTGCCTTTACTACATACAATATTTTAGTGTAGACACCTACAGCATTGGGTGGCCCAAGGGTGCCAGTCCATTCGACTTCAGCACCACAGGGCTTCTTCACAAGGAGTTTCATAACAGTGGCTGTAGAGATATCGCTCCCCGTGTCAACCAAGATTTCTGTTCCTATATCTCCAACATAATATTTAGATTGATTTATAGGCATGATCCTTACCCTGTTATAAATGCGTCCCAACCTTCAGGAGCTTTTATGGGGATTCCGTACTCGTCAAACATCTCCAGAATACTTTCTCCATCGTCTATCATAACTAAAGTTTTACCTTCAGTTTTTGGAAGAATCTCGTCTTCTAGTACACTCTTTTTGAATTCAGCCGCTTTTCTTCGATCAGTGTCGCCTCGCATAAAAAGTTTATCAAAGTCATTGAAGCCGTAATGAATATGTAACCAGCTTTCAGTTACATCTCTAGTTTTTTCAGGCCGACCAGTTATAAAGTAAACATCCTCTGCAAATGGCAAAATGTTTTCTAAAGCTAATTGCGCCTCTTTGATCGGCTCGTCCTGATCCATCAATTCAGGATCAAAAAACTTGTCCCAATCCTCCTGTGAAGGGTCAGGCTTATCTACAAAACCACTACGCTCCTTCGTATCTGCGAGTGTATCATCTATGTCCAGTATCAAAATCACGGCCAGTCCCTATATTCTAACTCGATTGCTGAATCTTCTTCCAACTTCAGTTTTTCTTCAGACTCCAATTCTAGTGTTCTACATATAGTAGACATTGGGTAATCTTCATTTCGCCCATCAAACTCAAGCTGCGGACTGATGTACGAATCAAGTTCTAGCTGGTCCGTCTCCATTTGATCACCGATTCAAGATTCAAAGTTTTAGCTACCCTGGAACACATCCTAAGAACTTCTCTCCAAACATTTCCAAATTGTGTTCCAAATCCTCTGGTAATTTGATTACCACCTCTACCAATCTGACCACCCTCACCCATACCTCTTGTTATTTTTCTAGTCATTACACTTTTTCACGCTTGTATGTATCTACGTCTGCTGGAACGCCAAGCCGGTTGAATAGGTTGTAGGTGCGCAACGGTGTTACGCCATCGGTATCATAGAAGATCATCTGGTTATTTAGGATCTCCCAATTACCCGATTCTAGCTGCTTCAAGAAAGCCACATCGATCTTAATCGTAGCAACGTCTGCTACTACCGTGTCTACATTGGTATCGATGATATCGATCTTGTCTTCGATGTCCTGTACCTGGCCACCTACCGCAGTGTTCTTGGTACCGTCTACACCAAGTGCATCCCTGATCTGCTCCTTCTCAGCAGTAGTCCAGTCAACTGCTGATGCGCTGGTCCATGGGCCTGCGCCGTGGCCTGCAGTGACTTCTAAGTACGTGTTCAATTCAGCCATAGCTGACGTTGCTAGGGCATCTGCATCCACAGCATCCGTTACCAAGTCCATAGCATCGCCTGGAACGGCTCTGGAGCTTATAGTTGCGTCAACATTATCCCCAACAATCTTTCCTGCTTCACCAGCAGCAAACGCGCCAGGAAGTGCTTCACTCCAAACATCTGTGGAAACCGCCGCAGGAATCCCGTCTATCTGGTCACTAATGGTTTCTAGTGTATCGCCATCAGCACCAGTACGCGCTACTTCTGTTGAACCGCTATCAACAGATTCTAATGGGAATGCCGTTGTCTCATCGTATTTATCAGACGTAATTGCATCGTCTACCAAGTTCATTTCATCGCCTGGAACCGCTGTACCGTCGATCTGATCAGACAGAGTTTCTAACGTATCACCGTCCGCACCAGTGCGTGCAATAAGGGTGTTACCGCTGTCATCAAATTTTACTGGGAATGCTGTTATCTCATCGTATTTAGCTGATGTAATAGCGTTGTCTACAAGATTCATCTCGTCGCCAGGAACCGCAGTTCCATCGATTTGATCCGATAATGTTTTTAGTGTGTCCCCATCAGCGCCAGTTCTAGCTACTTGGGTTGCACCACTATCTACAGATTCAAGTGGGTATGCAGTAGCTTCGTCATATTTATCATTGGTGATTGCATCATCAACCAATGCCATTTCATCGCCAGGTATTGCGCGGGAACCAACGTTGGTATCTAGATTAGAGCCTACTATATTGCCTGCTTCACCGATGTTGTAGGCTCCTGGAAGTGGTTCACTCCATACTGCATAAGCAATTCCTGACGCAGAAACAGTAGCGGACTGCCATGAGCCAGCCCCGTGTTGCAAAGTAAGCTCTGTATCTATTTCTTGAACAGCAGAGTTAGCTAAACTGTTTGCGTCAACAGCATCATTGACTAGATCCATCTGATCGCCAGGGACAGAACGGCTTCCCACGTTGGTGTCTAAATTAGTGCCTACTATGTTTCCAGCGGCACCAATCGCATAAGCGCCCGGAAGCGGTTCATTCCAAACAGCATAAGCAATACCCGATGCGGAAACCGTAGCAGATTGCCAACTGCCCGCACCATGATTCAGCGTCAATTCTGTATCTATTTCTTGAACTGCAGAATTGGCTAAGCTGTTTGCGTCAACAGCATCGTTGATTAAATCCATCTGGTCGCCGGGTGCGGCACGACTACCAACGGTGGTGTCCAAATTGTTTCCTACAATATTTCCAGCTTCACCAATATTGTATGAGCCAGGGAGTCCTTCACTCCAGACTGCGTAAGCGACAGCAGACGGCATTACTGTTGCGGACTGCCAACTACCAGCACCGTGATTCAATGTTAGCTCAGCATCAATAGCAGCAACGTCTAAGGGCACTGATCCTGTGCGAGAAAGAACGATCACAGGGTCATTGAATGCAGGTACAAATGGTAGTGCATCTACTATGATTTCACCATTCAACTGGTTGTAATCATTGATATTTCTGACTGCTGTTCCTGCCGCGTTGATTACAATAACCTGCATATTGTTAAAGAAATCATCAAGTTGAACAAACAAAGTCTGAATGTTAGTAGCTGTAGATCCTACTTGTGCAGTAGATTCTGCTGCCACAGTCATAGAATTGAATCTAGTAAGTCCTAATCTAGAAGATATAGTATCGTCTAAATTGGTTCCAACGATGTTGCCAGCTTCACCAATGTTATAGGCACCCGGAAGTAGTTCACTCCAAACTGAATACGCAACTGCTGATGGAGTCACTGTTGCAGATTGCCAACTACCAGCCCCATGATTTAAGGTTAGCTCAGCGTCAATTTCTTGAACGGCAGAGTCAGCTAAACTATTCGAGTCTACAGCGTCGTTTATCAGATCCATCTGATCACCAGGAGCAGCACGACTGCCCACATTGGTGTCCAAATTGTTTCCTACTATGTTACCTGCTTCACCTGCGCCGTATGCTCCTGGAAGCGCCTCACTCCAAACTTCATAAGCTACGGCAGACGCCGCGATTGTAGCAGTTTGCCAGCTACCAGCACCATGGTTCAAGGTAAGTTCAGTATCAATATCATCGGGCATTTCTTCCCGACTACGGAATGGGTCAATATCCTCATGCGCGTACCGAACTATTGCACCGCCTGTATCCCATTCGATGCCAGCCGCATCATTGGGTACATTCACGTTTGGTACACCGTAACCGCCCCCACCAACTTCAACCACGTTTAAAGTAGTACGCGCTACTGAATCATTGCCGTCGTTTTTATATAGACGGTATCCTACAGTCAGGAGTCCTGTAAATCTCCTGCCGAAGCTTACTTCAAACCATGGTTGTACAAACGCCATTTACTTTCCTTTTATTTTTCTCACATCTTGCGCCTGAATTTGCGACAATACTTGGATGAACTGTGCTACCTCGTTGTACGGCTTCGTCGTAAGATAGGTTGAGATTGCTTGCATCACATTGAATGGAACAAGCATTACTGCGTGCTCTGTAGGAACCCCTGCAGTACCCATTACGCCTTCTTGTTTTTGCGTTTCGTTTTCCATTTCGATCACCTTTCCTTTTCGAGTTCTTCGATTTCTGCGCACAGGCCGTCCAGGCAGCATTGCTGATGCTCCCGACTTGCCTTCAATTTCTCCAACCTCTCCAACTTCGTTGGCTGGAGGAACTTATCCAACGCAGCTTCATCACTAAACAATTCCCAATTCTCCTTGAAAGCCAGAAACACTTCATTGGGATTGGTCATCTGCGTCTTCAGTGAAATTGCCTCCAGGATCTTGTTCCAATGCATATCTGAAAGTGCCATATCGTTCTCCTACTTTGTATACTCTTCCCGACTGCCCCTATCATCAATTTGATAGTGGATGTCGAATTCTTTAGTTAGCACGTCTCCAGACACTGAAGTGTCATCCCTATATATTTTAATGTCCATCATCGAACTTACGGTATCAATACCGCTTCCATCAATAGCTGGAAAAGCTACTATCTGTAGAATGCTACCAGATGTATAAGCGAACGCAAACGTAGAAGCAGATATAGTAGTAAAGCTTCCAGTAGGATCGTCACCGTTCTTGGTCCAGCGATAATCCATCTTGAATACAGGCTCGTCTGCTACATCTTGTACATAATGAATGTGCGGGTAGATATCACTTCCCAGGAGCATCCGGTGTGGGAACTGCGCATGTAGGTAAACGATCTCAGATGCGCCGTTCTCTGGGAACAGCAACCCCATATTCGTGAAGTCGTAATCAGGCAAAGATGATTGACCTTGCTTATCCCGTGTGAATGGGAACCGAAGGTCATCCCAGCGCACCTGGCCGCCCTGTGCTCCACGCATTAACGACATACTACGCTCCGTTAGTTTCCAAAATACGCCATCTAAGCGTTACATCGTCATACCAAAGATAGGCGTACTCGTCGGCACCTAATGTCAAATCTGCTCCGGTCGGAGAAATCATACGATTCGCCGCAGCAGAAGCTACATTCTGATGTGCCAATACCAAATTATTAGCACCTACATTAATAATATAAATAGCATCTCCATCTACTTGAATAGCAATTCCTGTAATAGTACGGGCAGCATCTGTTGAAAGTCTCAGCTTGAACCGCTGACTCCCAGCAGATGGGAGTGCATAATCATTTTGGTCTGCTGTAATTTGTGCTGGACTAGCAGAAGTATAGCTGTGGAATCCATTAAGAATCAGCCTATAAACAGTTGCAGTCAAGTTTCCCGTAGCTGTTGCTGCTAGTTGGGCAGCAGTATCTATAAACTGTAATGTACCCGTGGATGAAAGACGTAAGCTATCCCCAGCAGCAAAATCAAGCCGGTTCGCTGCACCTCTAGTAAGTACAACATCTGCTCCGAACTGTGCGTTACCGCCGATCTCAATGTCGTTCAGCAACATATCGTCGTCGCCAGTTGCACCGATATAAACCCTGTCTCCTGCCGTGAGTGCATCTGGGTCAACGATCAGGTCTGAGCCATCGTAGTAGATGCAGGCATCGCCCTTACCGGTGACACTGTAGGTACCAGTGAACGCCTCTGCGGCCCCGGCTGCGTTCGCCCAAGTAACCTGAGTCGCACCGATGAAGCTGGCAATCACGAACGTCCCATTATTCCCGGCTGTGGTAGCACCTTTGATGTGGATTGTGCGTCCGACCATCGCAGCCGTGAAAGCACCTCCGAAATCGGTAAGCGTCACGACTCCTACTGCGAACGCGAAGTTGTCAGGTGGAAACGTACACTGGATCTCGCCGGTACCGTCACCCGCACCTAAGCACAGGTCAGACCCGATGCCGTCACCCATCATCCACAAACCCTGATTGATCAAGCCTTCAGTCTGTGGCTCTATCTGAAGGCCGCAGAGCCTTCCCCACAATCCAGTAGTAGTGATTGGTTGTGCGATCTTGATTCCTAAGACAATCTGAGCTGTAGTGTTGTCGTTGCCGAAGATGCCAGCGATGGGAGCGACACCGATGCCTGTGATGTTCTCCGCAACAACCGCACGATTAGCGACATTGAGAAGTCCCGCTGTACCGATGCCGCCGATGTCCAAAGTAGGAGCGCCCCACGACGCGCCAAAGATCGCGGGAGCAGGATAAAAATCCAAGCACCTTACTTGGCTATTTGCAATCGGAGCACCACCCTGTTGCCAGTTTGATCCGTCGAACCACTGATTGCCCTGAACCGCTACCGCTTGACTTGTAGTAACGGGAACTCCCGGCGTAACCCGATTGAAAATCCCGACGCCAACTACCGTTCCAACTGTCCCGGCATAGTCCTGCGTGATAATGAGGCTGTGCGAGTCGGTCGCTGTTCTGGAAACGCCGAGTGCCATGTGCCGTGCTTCGATGTCGTTGCCGCCCGTCTGCGCGTCAAGCAGTCCAGCGTTTATCCCTGTGCCGAATGTAATCTGATTAGCATTGGCTACGTTGTCCTGAAGAGTAAGCACATTAGCGGCTATAGTTCCACCAATAGCGACCTGACCGCCAACACGTCCCGGCAAATATAAATAGTTCGCATGGTCGTCATCCAATAGACTAGCTGCGTTCAAAAGACCGTGATCCATCCCGGTCAAGGATGATCCCGCGATGCTGTCAATTGTAGTGCCACTGCGGCGTAGTAGTTCAGTGTCAGTGATAGCGGCTGGCGTCAAATTAGTTGGGCCACTGGTTTCTCGAATGTAGCCTGCTTCAGTAACAAGAGCGGTACCCACTTCAGTGCGGGTGCCGGTAACAGTGTCTATAAGCAAGTGAAGCGTACCGCCCGCTGCAATGTTCCACGCGGTATCCATCGTGATAGTTCCGATAACCAAGTCCAGCGAGCCGTTTGAGCAGAACAGCCCGGTAGTGGTTAGCGGAGAACCTGTCTCCAGGATGTGTGAAACACGCCCCACGGTCGAACCTGTGGAAAAGCGGGAGATGCCCGTACCGCTAGTACCGCCAATGTAAATGTCCTCGATGTCAATGTGCGTATGCCCCTGGTCAGAGCTTGCATCACCAACACCCCAGCCGGTGTCCACGAAAACCTGCTTGACTTCGGCCATGAGCACAGCCCCGTTCGTGAACCCGATGTTGAAGATCCCGATGGTCTGGTTGCTCACCCTGACCGTTTCAGCCACGACCTTGCCGGTGCCCACCGTGTTGGTGCGGACAACGGCAGAAGATAGCGCCGCAGCGCTCGTCTGCTCGATCTCACGGAATGTAACAGTGCAATCGGCTGCAATCAGAACTGTGCCTGTCCCGAGTCCTGCACCCGCTGCACTTGTAATCTTAGCGTTAGCGGCATGTACATCCACATACTGCGGGACGGTAATAGCCTCGCTGTAAATTCCATCATCTTCACAGTAGATAACAAAGCGATTAGCTGCACCCGGAACTGCAGCAACGGCTGCGGCAATAGCAGCCCCAAAGGTCAGGAACGCACGGTTTATAGTAAGCCCATCATCACTATCGTTACCGTGCTTACCTACATAGTAGATCTGCTGGCCGTCCGTTTCGGAAAATACAAGTTTAGCAGTCAAGGTTGCCTCCTAGACGAATGCTGAGCTAAGCATGCGACTCCAAAAGCCAGAAGGCATTGCGGACAATTGTCTAGCAGCGCGGACACCACCGGGCATCCATTGGAACATAACCATTCCTTTGGAACGATATTGTTGCTTGAACTTCATAACATTACTATCAAATCTAGAAATTAAAGTACCCAATAATCCTGAGATTTTAGCCCAATGATCTATAACCAAACTATTCCCACCAAGCGAATAGTTGTAATCAGTATCGATAGCAAAAATTCCCTGCGATTCCAACGCAGCTATTACAGCAGCATCTGTAAGAATCATTCCGTACTGCGCCCACGGGAACGTGACAGGGTTAAACGCAGTGTATGGAGGAATCAAGTTTATGTACTGCGCACCACGTTCCAAGTAGTAGATAAGGTGTGCGTCTGTATATCCGTAAAAAAATCCTACAGCAGGTTCAAATTCCGATTTATCCATATTTTCAATATCGTCAGATATTGATTTTCGAGCTTTGTCCACCTGCACCCGTAACGCAGCGGCTCTTGCAAACATTTTACTTGGTACATTTTTTATAAATACATTATTAGTTACAACATCTCCCTCTAATACGCAGCGCCAAGACGCAATGTACTCATCAGGAAAGGTAGCAGTATCCATAGAATATTGGTAAACACCACAAGATGCCCTTGTTATTCCTGTACCGCCTGTTCCACTAAACGTAGTAGTGAATTTTACAGAGTCATCTGCTATATCAATCAGATTGAATGTGCTTGTGCCTACAACATCTACCAAGTCTTCCGTCTTAGGATCGCGCACAAATACAGTAAGCGGCTCAATAGTGCCGGTGCGTAACACATCGAAATCAGTGAAAGAATGGTTAGGCATTTTACAATCCTTAGCGTAAAAACTCTGGCTCTGGTTCTTCCTCTTCTTCCATCATTTCAGGATCTAGTTCCTCCTCTTCTTCCTCTTCCTCTTCCCACTCAAGCTTATCTTCAATAAATTTTTCTAACCCAGATGGTCCTTCTAATTTTCTTATTTCTTCTTCGCCTTCTTCCTCTTTTTCAAATTCAATACCAACGCCTTCCATATAGGATGCTAGTGAGTAATGGAAATCTTCAATAACGTCATCCACTGATTCTAAAATTTCACCCAACTCTCCAACGTCCTGCTCTTCTAGCGCAGGCCCTAAGTCGTACACAACTTCCAAACGCTTTGCGATGTCGTCTGCCTTTTCTTGGACAGTACCCAGCAGTTCGAGCACCTGATCAAGCTCATATGCTTTTATATTTTTGGGCATCCTAGCCTCCACTAAACATGATCTTTTTCAGATCACGAACTGCACCATCAAACCGCCTTGCTTCAGAATTTATAAAATCAGCTTGCAATGTCCGTGCTCTGTGGTCGCCCAAGTTTATAATAAACTTGAATGTTTTACCCAATTGTTGAGCCTGCTTTAATTCACAACCACGCATCACTAAATAAGCCGCTAGGCTCAAATCATTCGTAACAAACTGATTGTTTTCCATTATTGTACCTGCTTTTCGTTTCGTTATTAGACTAAAAACTAACCGTATGCGTTCCTGGATGACTTTGCTGCCACTGTTGAATAATTTCGTCGCGCCGGGGAACTAAACTTGTGTTCTGCTGTGTTTGTACTTCCAACGCATTTATAAACTCGTTATAGTCATCTATTTGTAAAAGCGCACCTACATCAGGGGTAGTATCAGTTTGATCAGGAGGTTGCCCTATAGGTTGCACTCCAGGCTGTGTTTGCGCTACATTCCAAAGGTCTGTAACAAAAGCTACACGCCCCTGCTTATCAAGCGTAACCAGCATTTCAATTTCTTTGTTTTCATCTCGTACAATTTCACTGATTTCAAACTCATCTTCCGGGAATAAGCTATGGCGAATAATGTCTCCGTCCTTCAATACCTCCAATGGAGAATGTCCCATAGCTTCCATCTCAAGCTTATAGGCTTTCTTGTTCAAGTGGGACGCTACGCTTTTAATCTCACTCTTACCCTTAGTTTTTGAAAGGACAAACTCACTGTAAAGGAAGAATCCCATATCCTTTACACGGGCGTTTACAAACGCAACTGCCTGTCGAACATCCTTGATATCGACAGCACGTTCTAGCATAGCAATGAAGTTATTCTGGGTTATCCCGCGAACCGTATACCATTGCTTATTCTTTGGATTGTTGAAGTGTGAATCTCGGATCTTTTGGATGAACGTTCCAAAAGACGTATCTGCACCACACTTCAGAAGCTTCACATTGCCATCGAAGGTAAGAAATAGGAAACGGTGCAGACTTTCATACCACTCGTTTGGGCACTCGATATCCGCTTTCTTTGCGAACTCTAATATCTTATCGATATCGCCGTCCATCTCTTCCCAAAAGACTTGCCAGCCAGCCCGGTGCTCATCAGGAAAATGATAAAAATTATAGGGCGGCTGCTTAGTCCATTGGTGCTTTTCAGCGGTAAGCAATGGCATTGTAAACTCCTCTTTTCAAATAGGAGGGGGACCAAAGCCCCCCTCCTTTCATTCAAACCGTTACTTATTCAACGCTGCTTCTACTGGATCTTCCTCGTCATCCAGCGTTGCCATCTCAGCCTTCAAAAGCTTGTTTTGCTGATCCTTAGCCCAGCGCTTGACACCGTTGTAGACGCCGTTCATCATCAGATAGTTGTAATCATCCAATTTCAGAACGGACTCCTGCTCCATCAAACGCTCAAGCGATTCATGCTCAGACAGCGCAGCATGCTTAGCTTTCAGGCAAATATCACCAATCTTAGGATTGATCTCAACGTTTGCCGATGAAGCTTTCTTTACTACAACATCTTCAGGCTTCATTTTGATAAACTTGTTGATCTTCTCTTCTACAACGTTTTTGCGAGACTTATTCTTCTCGTAATACGCTTCCGCGTGTGCAGGATCTTGCAGCACCAGCGCGTCCGCACGCACCAGCTTGAACAAATCCATGCAATCGGCCAGAAGTTTAGGAGTAACCTGATCTGTCAGGCATACGGGGTCTTTTCCAGGAGGAATTACAACAGTATCGATCATGTTGCCCGAACCTACCTGAAGAACAATATTACCGGCTTCTTTACCCGTAAGTTCTCCAGATCTGTTTGTTACCCAAATTTCCTCACCTTCAGCAATGAGGTTCTGCAGGGTAAGTCTACGTGCTCTCGCAGTTTTCACATTCTTCTTTCCTTTGGTCGCCATTTTACTTCTCCTTTTCGTTTCGTGGCGTTGTAGCAACCCACTATGGGTTTCTACGCAATTTCAGTCCTATTCTATTATATTACATGCAAAAAACTTAATTACTGTTACAAAAATATCTATAAGTTTAGTTTATAAACAAAAAAAGGCATACCCCGAAGAGTATGCCTTGATTCATGCTTTTATTTATATTTGCTAGGATTTAGAAATTCTCTTCTTCCTAGAATGTCTCCGCGCTTCCTTGCCACTCCGACGCTCTTGGCGGTCGGCCCGCAGAGCTTCCAAGCGTTCTGCTGCCTTCTTACGATTAGCAACGATGGTCTTCAGGCGTCTCTTCAATGTTGCCTTCCTGGCCTCACCCGCACGCCGAGATTTAGAAGTAGCAGCCGTTGCCTTATCCTTTTTGGTAGCAGCCTTGGGTTTTTGTGCTGCACCCAACCTCTTTTTAGCTTCTTGTTGGATTCTAGAGAGGGCGCGTTTGACCAACGGAATCTCACTGGCGGTAGCCTTCATCAGGCGTGCAGCATAGTAATCGACTTTTTCTGCCAGATCGGCAAAACCAGCTTTCTCCAATTCGTTGGCTGCAAGGTCCAGTTGGTCCCGTGCGGCATTTTTGTCAAACTTCATTTTCGATCCTCCCTATTTGTAAGGTTGTAAACGCACGTAAACCACCTGGGAGGTTATCTCCCAGATGGCTACATGCTAATCAATACAACTAGTTAGCTACTCGTTAAACCTTGGTGCCCTGTGCAACACCAGCAGGATTCACGAGTACCTGTGCAATCAACTCGTACCAGAACCAACCCTGGCGCGGACGGCCTTCCATGAACTCGTTGACAGGCTCGCTGAACAACTCGACACGGATAGGCATACCACCCAAGTACTCAGGGGCGGTAACGGCCACAACTTCACCAGGCTGCAGAATTTCAAACGTCTGCGTACCGGCAGTGGTCACGATCATAGCATTCAGCACGGTACCGATGTAACCGGCCATGATCAACTCACGCTGGGTTACCGGGTCCACCTGCTGGGACAGAGTGTTCACCAAGTCAGAGACTTCCTGACGATGGATGATGAACTTGTCACAGATCAGACGGTGCCGCTCAATCTGGTAACGAATGCCTTCCAGCGCTGCCAAGTTCAGTGTAGCAAAGAACGTGGTAGTGTTGGTGGCGTTCGCGCCAGCCTGCAGCAGGTTGATGAGCGCCAAGTCTTCCTGGTACTCAATGCTCATACGCGCACGATCCTGCACACGGGCCAGGATGGCGTACTGCGCACGATACTTGTCCTTGATCTCAATCGAAGGATAAGCGGTAACTTCGAACTCAGGCGGGTAGATGTAGCGTCCCTCGACAACGGACTGCGGGGTCTGACCGTCTTCTGCGATCACCCAACCCCGGATGTACACGTCCTTGTCGTAACGTACAACTTCCCCAGCCTTCACGGTTCTGGGCGCGAATACTTTGCGTGCCAGACCCTCATAGTCAATGACTTCCTTAATGGGGTTCAGGAGGCCCTGACCAACCTGGCGGAATCCCTCGCTTGAAGGATCGGAGAAAGCTTCACGAAGAATAGCATCACTCTCCGCTCCGCTCATCCCTTCGCCTGCATACGAGGCGGTACGCTCAACGTCATAAGTGCCGTCAGCCATACCGTCCAGCAGGTGCTTGATCTTTTCGAGAACTTCACCGTTACCGCTGGCGTTGATTTCGCCTTGGTTGTTGAACATACGCTCAGAAGCAGAGATCTGCATATTGCCAGACTTCTGTACTTTGCCCACATTCATTGGGTTGAAAGGTGCTCCGGTTTTTCGGTCCAGCGTTTCTACACCGGAAGCCTGCTTGCTGGTGTACGGGTTAAACTTCATAACTAATCCTCCTTGACAAATGGTTTAAGTAGCGGTTAAGACTCCCGGTGTCCTAACTTACACAGCCACCGTAATCTGCTGCACTCCCAGGAACGGATCTGCGGCAGTCGGCACGCCAATTACACGACCACACACATTGGTAAATCCAGCAACAGTCGTCCACTGACTCACTGAATTGGAATAAAGTGGCGCATTCAGGGTGTAAGTCTGGTTGACATCGTACTGATCGGTGTACAGCTTTGCGTCACTCTCAGCAACCGTGATCTTGCCAGAACCCAAGGTATCATCAGGCTGACGATCATAGTTCTGGCCTGCGGCGGTGAACTGCGTGGACACATTGTCCCAATAAACTTGGGTCTGCTGCAGGTTATAGCTGTACCAAATCAGAACGGTGGCCAGGGCAGGAATAGTACCTGCAGCCAGGCGTGTAACTACACCATTCGTGGTTGATACCGTATAGTCAGTTCCCTGAGTATACACGGTCATGCCAGTAGCACTCGTTACCTTAATGAATCCGGTTCCAAGCACATTACCCTTGCTCAAGTTGAGCGTATTCGTAGCATTGAATGTACCACTCTCAATGTTGGTACGGATGTAGGCCAGCGCACTATCCTTCCAGAAGGTTCCAATAGGAACCGAACCAGAAGCAGCCGTAGTTGCCACAGTTGCTCCAGCCGCATTGGTTGCTAGGAAGGCAACCATACCTGCCCAGATGTTAACGTTAGTGTCTACATCATAGAACGGGCGGTCATACGCGTATCCTCTTTTTTTGTCTAGCATTTTACTTTCTCCTCTTTAAGCTTTCATCAAGTTTTTTATTCAAAAAACAAAGTGTTAGATTACTTACCTAACCGACTTACCCCATGAAGCTTTGGTTTCGGCAGTGCGCTTTCGATCTGCGAAGCAAAGTTGGTAGGGTCTGCGTCACTGGCTGTGGACAGCGGCAACGAAGCATTATGTGCACGCGCCCGAAGTGCAGCAGATTTCTGGTGCCGTTCATCTGCTTCTTCTTCGGATGCGGTTTTAGGGGGTTGGGTATTCAATTCGCCAATCTGAGATTCCATTTCTACAAAAGCCTCATCGCTCATACCCAGGAACTCAGCAGTCTTCAGCAATGCAACTTCGAAATGCTCAGCGGCAGCGCGAGCAAACGTAGCTTCGATCACCTTCTCGGCGTTAGGAATATCCAACCCTGCCAGCGTCTCGTACCAAGCTGCTTTGAGCGGATTGTCAGTCAGGTTTTTCTGCTGGGCAGAAAGCGCTAGACGGAATGCCCGAATGAATCTACGCTGAACGTCAGCCAACGAGGCTGTAGCTTCCGTAGGCTCATCATCAGTAGATTCTTCTGCAGGTGCTACTTCTTCCGGGGCTTCTTCTGCGGGTGCTTCCTCCGCAGCGGCCTCTACTTCCTCTGCAGGAGCTTCTTCTTCCGCAGGTGCATCACCTTCTTCTGCTTGTGCGGACTTCATCGCACCGCAAGCTTCTTCTTCCATCTTATCATCAACATCCTCCTCTTTCTTTTTCTTCATAAAGGGAGGCATTTTCTTCTCTTCTTTGTCCTTCGGCTTCATCTTCATCGGCATCTTCGGCTTCTCATCGCCGTCGCCATCTTCCTCTTTCTTCTTTTTCAAGAATTCCATAGGAAGGGCAGCGTACTTATCCATGGCCGCTTCAAGGCCCATTTCGCGCACGTCGTTGATTACTGCCTCGGCAAACTCACGGGTAGAGAAAACTTCCTTAGTCTCAGCAGTCGGCTTGATTGTGTAGAAAACCTGATCGTTGTGCTTATTTACAATAGCCCACTCATCGCCAGCGGCGTTCAGATCCATAGCCATGTCTGACGCCTTCAGCCGGTACTGACCCCAATCATCCGGTTCGTCCTTCAGCTTAGTGATCGTCGGTGCTGGAACTTGTTGCTTGTACTTCTTGTTGGGCATTTCCTTCATTTCATACGTAAGTTCCTTCGCCTGCAGCCGTTCCTTACGCGCTTTTCTCAGTTTTTGCTTATCGGACATTTTATGTCCCTCCTTGCTTACAATAAGACTGTCATCGTCGTTACCTAAACCAAATTCAGAGGAAGATAGTCCCTCGTCGTCTTCTTCTTTTACTTCTTCGAACTTCTTTTCAAAATCAGTAGGGCCACCGTCGCCTTTTTGTATAGTGTTTACTAGTTTATTTATAGATTTGGTTAGCCCTTCCACCTGATCGCTGATAGCAGTTACCTTTTCATCCAAATCATTAATCTTGCTTTCAGTCTCTTTCTGCTTGCGAATGTCCTTTTCTACGTCTTGTTCGATTTCCTCTTTAGGTTTAGGTGCTCCCGGTGCTGGTGCGCCAGGAGGTGCGCCGGGGGGCGCACCGCCAGCAGGGGGCCTTCCGGGGGGTTTTGGCGCTCCAGGGACTGCTCCAGGAGCAGGAGGGGCACCGGGCATAGGAGGTGCGCCCGTGGGTGCTCCAGGGGCCGGTACAGCCCCTGGTGCGGGCGGTGCACCTGGCGGCGCTACTTGCGCTTTTTTTGCTAGGCGCTTAGCTTTTTTTGCTACGCGGGCGCGAAGTCCATGCGACATTGTTGAAACTCCTTATTGTTATTATCTAATTTATAGGAAAAATTGTTAAACTTCTGTTAGAATATTTTGAAAGTTTATATTTATAAGATTTTGTCGGCTAATCTTAACATAGACTCAGGCAGCTTACCTGCGTTTTTACTAAAGAATCTAGCTACTTCTCGCTGGTCTGGCTCACTAACTAATGTAGAAAGTAAACTAAATGCCGCACGAGGCTGACCAAGTTTAGCTTTTCTTGCAGCATACTTCAGGAGAGCTTGTGTTTTTGCTTTAGGATCTGCAGGATTACCAACAACGGACAATTCCTGGTACTCAACTCCCAAGCAATCTTCATAAATAAGCTCACCATCAATGGTAGACATTTTGTACCATTTCAAGTGATCGCATAAGTCCCTATCCGAGTTAGCCACTGGAGAGTTACATTTGCTGTAACTACAACGCACTTGGTCACAAATGCATCCCATAGAAAATGTGTCAACATCCCCGCTCAATAAGCTTTCTGCTAGAGGCGCATCTTTAGTAGTATCCATCGCCACAACAGTAAGAACGTGCTTATCGTCATCCTTAGCTGTCACATAGTGGGCATCAGGAATATAGCCACGCGCACTCTTTGGGTCGTCTGCTGCGTGCTCTATATGTAGAGGATCATTGCGGAAAGTCTGAAAAACTAAACAACGGTGATTGGATGAGAACCGCGTAAGTTCATCATGCCTAAAATTATCACCATTGTTGTTTGGTTCATCAGCAGTCACCGCACGAGGCACTGGAAAAATATAATCATTGATATTATCAGATATGTTATAAACTTTAGAAACAGCCTTGAGAACATCTTTTGATAAGATGTTCAACGCAGTCTTCACAGCATCGTCTTCTTGCTGTGTCATTTCATCATTTTGGGCTGCTCTTTTACTAAATTTTCCAGACGATTCGTAGACGCTAACGATGGGAGTCTGAGCGGTCTTGTAAAACGGCATAGTTCTCTCCTGTAAACATAAGGTTTGCAACCAAAGTTACAGGAGAGAGTATAAACTGAGATTAGATCAATTATTTAACTTTTGATTCTTCTTTATCGGGAGGAGGATCTTTCGGTGCAGTTTGTAGATTCTCAGGAACTAATGTCTTCTTGCAGTTAGGGCATGAACTAATGTGCCCCTTGATCTCATGCCCGCAACTGCATTTGATCTCTTCTATTGGGGATATACCAGTCTTATGAAAGGTCATCGTTTTCATCCTCCAGGCAGTGTCGCCTAAAGTCGCACCACCGGCAATATTTGTACTTGAAATTCTGCCTATAATCGCAGCCATTCTTTAACTTCCGGTCAACTTTCAAGTATTTTTCTTTTGCCTGATCCATCATTTCATCCGATATATCGTAGGTATGGATGCCCCTTTTAGAGTCAACATATTTCAAGTACAGGTACTGCCCTTTTATATAATCCGCATCAGGCAGTAATTGCCTCAACCATATACCATATGAAGGAATTTGTACAGAAGCCAATTCATCTTTTTTAGTCGCAGGACTCCCCGATTTATAATCTATAACTTTGTATGAGTTTTCGTTTAATTCATCTATCCTATCTGCTTTCAACCAAACTACAACACCATCGAATGTGATTTTGGCCAGCTTTTCAACCTGAAACACATTAGGAACATCATTCTTTTTCAAGTGCTTTAGGTACTTGGCCATCATCATCTTTATAGAATATAAATCGTCCTTTGTGATTACCCCTTTTTTTATTTTGTCATACGCTTTGTAGGTTTTAACCGCAGCTTTGAAATGGCGTCCCATAGCCGATTTCCAGTTTAGCTTGGAACTATCCATTTGTTCTTTATGCAAATCTTCTAGCACCTTATGTGCAATATTCCCAATAAGAAAGTACTTGTTTTCTTCAGGAATGAATGGCTGCTCCAAATAACGGTATTTGAAAAGGCGTCTACATCCCTGAAATGTATCAACTTTTGATGGAGATAGGGTCAGCGTAGTTGGGTCTTTACCCATTGGGAAACCTCGTTAAATGCACCATGCGTTTGCGGTAACGTTTCGTATCGTTCAATCAGCATCTTCTTGACTTTATCTTTATCGCGGCACATCCAGTAATATTGTTTACTGACAAAGTGCTTCTTAGCTAGCAATTCTGCTCCCTGCTCTTTATCATACTGCGGGTCAATTGTAATGGACCGTATATACATAGTCATTGCGTAGCCATTAGCTTCAATCTTTGTGCGCCAAGGAGAAGGCCAAGGAGCTACAAAAACCAAAGGAATCAAACACAATAAAAACCATAAATTGATGAAAGCCAAAAACGCAGTCAAACTAAGCAAGCCCCATAGTTGCGGGGAAAGGTACCCCAAAGAAAACAAATCCCATTTGTACGCAAGTTTAGAAAGATTGCGGTCCCACATGTGGACAAACTCATGGGAAAAAACAAATAAGATAGTACGGTATTCATCCTCCATCCACTTTGCTGTTGGCACGTAGATAGTATTGCCAAGCACCGTAATAAATTTTGTCATAAAGGAAGGGTTGAAAAATAGCAACACGCCAAGAATGCGCATCAAAATGCTTTTATTCTTGAACTTTATTTTAGCATCTGGAAAGTTCTTTACAACCACATTCTGCCAAAAATGATCTATGTTTTCTTTTGTAATGTTCATCCATAGATACCCTGAATGTGATGCGCTATCTTCTCCTGCAAATCTTTCAAAGAAAGGTTATCCTTCAAATACTCTCTAAAGAACTCCATCGGAATGTTTGGGCAAGTCTTGCTGGTATTCGGATCTTCATAGTGCCCCAGCACATCGTCTAACGTAAGATCAAAGTGGGCTGTAAGGGTCTTCAATAGTTCTTTCGCTGTTTCGAGTTGTTTGTCCGTGAATTCTTTTTTACCCACCAAACAAATTCCAATAGAGCTACGATTCCTACCGGCAACGTGAGCACCAATTTCATCGTCTTCAAATATCGGGTCATCATCGAGATGACGCCCCGGTTCGATTTGTCCATCCAGAAACTCCCAATAATCTACATCGGCAAAAGGCCGACCATTCAAAATAATATAATGATAGCCTATGCCGCTCCAGCCGCGCTTCTTATGCCACTCATCAAAAATCAGAACCTCACCCCACGGGGACGCAGAACAATGCACGAAGATATTTTTCAATCTCCCGGCCATAGAAAACCTCTTATTCTCCAGTGAGAAGATCTGAGCCTGCTAAGGGGATATCATTAAGCAAAAGCTCTTCACGGCGGTTTATGCCTTCTTCAAATTCCAAATCATCCATGGCCTCTACAACATCCCGAACATCTACTTTATTTTCTGTATCGGCCAATTCGTCTAACCGAGTTACCAATTCATCCCGACTACTAGCCATATAGGGGTTATTAGACCCATACTTCTTTTGTAAGGAGGCAGGGGGAGGAATTGGCGGCTTGGCTCCCGGTGCTCCCGGAGGAGCGCCTGGGGCACCCGGCGCACCGGGCTTCGGAGGGGCCTGTTGCTGCTGCGGCGCACCATATATCTCTGGGTGCTCCTGCTTGTACTTACGCTCTTCTGCGATGTTCTTACGTTCAGCGTCAATATCCACACCCGCACCAGCGGTGTAAGTGCGCTCAGAAAGAATGCCACGCTCTTTCAGATCTCTCCATACATTAAGAATAGCAACATCCTGGGTGGGTTCCAGGCTCTTATGCCATTTAATTTTTGGAATAATCAACTCGCGCTCTTCTAACGGTCGTTGCACCCTAATTCGATGCTCAGTTTCACAGCGCGGTCTTTTGTAAAATTCATGAATTTCTGCAATGGGTGCACATATCTTCTTTATCATCCAATCGTCTTCAAACCGCAAACGTAACGCTGCAAGCCTTTCCATCAAAGTCTGTAAGCCTGCAACTGCGGCAGCAAACGAGGTTTCACCTACCAGAAACGATTTAGCAACTCCCAAACCAAGCAGCTTTACCCGCTCTATAAAATCCCACTCACGAGAAATAAGCAGCACGCGGTCACTCACCCCTACCAACTCTGCGGTGACGTTATGGTGCATGATAATAGCAGCAAGCGGGTCAGCTTCTGCCATACTCAGCATCTCAGCAAAGGCAGCTTCGTCTTCTTCATCTGGCAACCAACCGCTGTTTGGATCACCTAGTTTGAAGATACGTAACGGCGCAGCGTTTCGCTGGGCAACCGCGAGGCTGGCATTAACAATAAAGTCTTCATACATAATGACGCGGAACAGCCGAGTGTATAATGATGTTCCACGTACATCTGTAGACGAATTCAAACGAGGAAGATACGTAGTGTTTAGTGCATCAAGGGGAACTTCACGATTCATCCTAAAGGCATTGATGATCTCTTTAGGAATAACCTTCTGCAATCTGCGTATCCGTGGGTCAGTTGAATTGATCAGTCTTTTTATTTCTGGCGTGGGAAGTAGCGAAAGTAACGGTTGCTCAACTGCCAACCCAATCCCATCCACCTTTACATAATCTGGGTTGTGCGGGATTATCCGATCCCATATTCCCTTGGTAGAATTGAAAATATTATGAAGGACTAATTCTCCAGTTATCATATAGTCCCGAGTAAACGAGGGGAGCTTGGGAACAAGGTTCAAACTGGTGAACATATCTTCGTAGACATGTCGAATGTGCTTGTCGTCAATACCCATAAGGTCAAACTGCGACCAGGGAAGTTCAGCGTACATATCTGTAGCAGCAGCAATAGCAGGATCTCTTTTATAAACTTCTCTCCAAATAGAATTCGCTACTACTCTATTTTTAGGATAATAGAACTTATCTGGCGTAGACCATCTGTAGTCGTAGTAGAGAGGAGATTGGGCTAAAGATTGGCCACTACCACGAGAAGTGCTGCCAGCCCCAGAGCTTCCACCATATGTTTGGGCGGTTCTTCGGATGGGTCCACGAGCTTTAGTCTGGATTACGTTTGGACTATGCACGATGGGTGCAGCAGCTTTTTTACGCGTAGATGCTTTCTTCTTTGTTTTTGATTTTTTAGCCACTATGCCAATCCAAATCTGTCTGAATTACAAAGCTGCCAGATGCACTCTGCATCAAACTCATTTGAAATACAATCCCTACAATCCTCATGCCCAGAAAACGGACAAACTCCATCTACGAATTTAACCAGATCAACAATTTCGCATGGAGGAGCAAACGCTAATCCATCATTATCATCTGGGTAAACGTATGTTTGTGGCTTGTCACGCAACATTTCTCCTAAAGAATTGGCTTTCCTTAGATGCGATTCTACGAACCGTTGCGATATCAACCGCTGCGCCCATATTGAAAACGGCTTGTAGGGCGGCTTCTCTGGCTTGAGAGTCCGTAAGCCCGTAGGATCGCAGCATGACCAGGGCATTCGTAATTGGCCCTAGAAAAACAACGCCGTCGTCGCCTGCGTCCAACGTAAACATTTTAGAAACTCTATCGTAGTATAGGTACATTCCTCACCTCATTACATTATACTAAAGGGTTTTCAAAGCTTTCTGAACTGATGCAGTTATTTGCTGTTTAGCTACATTCCCCAAAAGCCCCGAAATGGATTGAATGCCCTTTTCAATTCTAGGAACAGTTATAGACTCCCATGTTTCCATAAATTCTTTTGTAAGTTCCCATGAAGACACGGCAAATTGAACTGCATTTTTCTTCCACTCAGCATCTTCTTTATCAAATTTTGCGAACTGCTGTACATATTCCCGTGCCTTAGCGTTACGCTGCTTGATCCCATAAAGATGTGCTTCGAGTTTATCTGTAATGTTGGGAAACGTATTATTCAGAAAGTCTAGAACACCTTCATCTACAACTGCTGCTCCTTTACGGATTTCATCGTGCAGAGAGGCAAGAACGCTACCTAATCTATTATGAAATACCTCTGTAATCTCACTGTCTACTTGGCTTTCTCCAGTGAGCGTTACCTGTACATACTGCGCAAATTCACGCTCTTCTTCTGATTGGGGTTCCCATTTGCCCACATCGGATTCCCATTTGCTGTGTAATTGCGCCGCTTCACGCTTTACTTCATCCGTATTTTGTTTAATGCTTGCCATTACTGAAAGCGCATTATCAACGGATTCAAGCGCAGGATCTATAGCTTGGCTCTCCACCGAAATAGGCTCTAGCTGGTCAGTAGACAGCTTATAAAGCATGTGGTCAGCTTTCATTCTAAGCCCGTATGCTTCTCGTAACATCTCCGTAGCAGGAAGATCCAACTGATCAGCAGTAATATTTGTACTGCCAAGATCTTTTAAATTGATAGTAATGTGGTCAGCGTACTTCTCTTCCAATACACCAACTGACCCATTGACCAATTTTACATCCTGCCCCATCTTTAAAACTGAAAACGGACCTTCGTTCAGTATCTTTTTAGCATATTCTTTTGTGTTCTTTATCGCGTGGGTGATAACGTTCTTGGGGTATTCTGAATCTTCTAAGACAGATTCAATTTCATCCCAAGTCCACCCCATCATCCAATACGATTGTGCAGACTGCGTTGCTTCATCTTTAAGATCTACGGCTTCCTGCGCAATAATTATGTGGTTGTCCTTGGGAGAAGACACCGCAGTAGCAAGTTCCCTGGCGAAGGAATCTCCGTCCATTTTATTTGTAGTTTTCATTCAGGTTCCTCTTCCCTCTTTGAATTACTCCAGAACGATTGGTCCAATTATGTTGCCGTGATCTGATACTCTCCATACGTTAGGGTACCACTTATGTTCTTCCATCCATTCTTTTATAGCAGCTTCGGCCTCTTCATCTGAAGAGAACTCTCCTAAAAATTTTCCACCGGCACTAACGCTCGTTCTGCCGCCCAGCGAACCAGAAGGCTGCATAAAGATATCATCTTCTTCTGGTTCAGGCTCGCTGTCTTCTTCAGGAGAATTTTCACTAATTAGTTCTCTAATCTCTGGAAGCCAGGATTCAGCAATGCTCATATCTTTACGCGCTTCTGCCTGCTCGTTCTCGTACTCTTCCTCTTCTTGTTTATTCATTGGGCCTTCACCCGGAGCCAATTGCCCGTGAGGATATCCCGGCATGTAGCGTCCCATATCAATATCTTCAAGCAGACTTTCGATTGCTTCCAATTCATCTAAGGAAATATTGTCTTTGCTTTCTCTACTTTGAACTGCATAGATAGGGTCACTTTGGCCGCTGTGGTATTCACTCAGCAGCTTGAACAAATCAAAGATACCATGCTCACCCGCGTAATCAGGTAAGCTCAAGCTGTACTCTGGAGGAAGCGTATCAGCTTCAATTCTTCTAGTGACGTTACAAACCGACCCAACTTTGATATTGGACTTTTTACACATACCTCCAGCTACTTCCAATACAGCACCAGTATTCGGGTAGGACCACCAGTCGGGTGCGCCCGGTTCGATATTCGCAACTACTTTTCCGACTTCAAGCCCGTTAGGTGATTCCATCAAAAATACAATATCAATTGGGAATGCAACCGCGCCCATATGGAACGTTACACTGCCCTCTTCTTCAAACGGGAAAAACAACCCCTCAGTAGTAGCTAACGAATCAAATACCTCTAAGCCAGCAGCCTTCTGCAACGGAGTTTCTGCCACATAGGAAGAAAACTTAGCACCGTTTTCAAACTTTATATTCAGCTTTTCTTTATCAGAATACCCAATGCGAGCAACCGTTGCAGCAACCTTACGTGCTCGTGGTTTCTTAGATGCAGTTTCCAACCCGGATGGGCCAAGATCGAATTCTATCTCACGCGTACCAGACGGCATAGGCTCTTCTGGCGTCCCTGGCGCTTCATCGGGCTTCGGCGGCACCTTTTCAAAGCCAGCCTGAACGCCCCTAAAAATAGTATCAAATATTTCTTTCAATACTACAGGATCATACATCCGCGAGATTGCATTAGTGATGCGCTGATTAATTGGAAGCTCAGAACGCGGATCGATTTTCAAAAATTCACTCTGTAGTGCCCCGTGGTCAATATGTGCATCCTCTGGGATCTCATTTGCGTATGATTCAATAAGCTGCATAATTGAACGTTGGGCCTGCTCGTAGTTGCTAAAATCCTGTGCAGTAAGTCCCACAGCAGCAAGCTGTGCGAGAAATTCTTTATCGTCGTTCAAAGATGCTTTCCATTTCTTCCAGGCAGGAAGAAACTCATCTTCGAATTCTTGCATATCTTCGATAGTTTTATTCAGATGAAATGACGCGTCTGTTTTCAGTTCACCGTACTCATTGTGAGACAACCCTAAATCAGATAGCGTGAAATTGTTAAACGAATAACTTGCGTAGTCCGTACCAAAGCCATCTTCACTTACCCTAAGCGGGCTACGGTCTACTATATATTCTTTGGCTTCTTCTGCCGAGTCGAATGACATTTCTTCCTTCCCATCCACGCCAGAATACGTCATGGAAAATTTACCCTTCGGTTCCCAAGGCAATCCCTTTTTCAATCTTTCTATGCTTTCGTCTGTTATTTCTTTTCCATAATAATCCGACCGCATAATAGCGTTTTCTTCTTCTTCAGTTGGATTACCCATCCCTGTTTCTATTACGTAATCCCACGTATCACCTTCAACTAGTTTAAAACGATCCCAACCCGCTGATTGATCTTCAAGCTTGCGCTCGTCTTCTTCCCAATCAGCGTCCTTCTTCTTGGACTTCTGAAATTTGTTCTTATTTTTATGCGTTCGATGTTTTGTATCTTTCACATCGTTTACATTAGGGTTCTTTACCTTTTGCATTACTTCCTGCTGGTACTGTGGGCCAACTCCCTTTACCAATTTATAATCTTTTTCTACTATCCAGTCAGCCAATTCCTGCAGCATTCCGCTGTCAGTAATACTATGGCATGCTGTATGGTAGTCATCCTCACTAATATATCCTTGGGAACTTGCCAAGAATGCAAAATGAGACTTAAGCGTGTCAATCTTTGCCATAGCGGTCACCGTTCCTAAAAATTAATCATCCTTCTTTTTACGCCTGTATGTTCTCTTTTTTGTAGATTTGCTGTCTGACTTCTTCCTAGAACTGCTTGAAGAACTTCTAGAAGAAGATTTTTTTGTAGAACTCTTACGCGTATAGGTACGCTTCTTTGTCGTCTTTTTTTCTTCCTTGTCTTCTTTCTTCTTTCTTGTATACTTCCTTTTAGGCTTGTCCTCTTTATCCTCATCTTTCTTCTTTTTTCTTGTATATTTTCTCTTAGGTTTTTCTTCTTTCTCGTCCTTCTTTTTCGTCTCTTTTTTAGATCTTGTGCTTGGCTTCTTGTATTTTTTCTCTGTTGGGCCTTCTTTGCCACTTAAATCTATAACTTTTGGTTTCTTAGCAACTTTAGCAATAGCAGGCTTAGGAAGTTTCTTAGCCCTTTTCGCACGAGCCTCTGTCTTAATATTACGCACCTGCTTTACAGGAGCCTTTGGAATTACGACCGTAGAATCATGAACCACTCTTAACGCTTTTGAAGCAAGCAATTGTTTCAATAACATATTTGTATTTATCCACTTCCTTGAACAATGGGCGTCTAGGTCAATTACCTGACCAGATGTCAATATAATGCTACCTTGTTCCAAATCTATTGGAAGATTACCTGGAGTCATATTTTGAACTTTATACATAACATTACCCCTTTCTGCAGAAAATCTTACATCGAGATACGAGCTAATATTTAACTAACGTCTTGATCCTTTTGGTTCTAAATGGATTACTTGACCAATTTTTCTACGCCCGCTGCCTCGAATTCTTTGTTTCCTTTGCTCTTTTTTCAATTCAGGAATAGAGATTACTTCTTCAGGATGAAGTAACAATCTATGAACTCCCACGTAGCA